CACACCTGACGAACACCATCGGCGGAGCAAGGGCCATCAACATTGGCGAAAGTGGGGTCGCAAATGTATGTTAATTGGGTGGTGTTGCCAATCATTTTGTAGTAGCCACGTTCTTGCTCTTTCGATAATGTTAGCTGATTCCAAATGTGCATCCAGTCACCATATTGACGGTCAATACGCTGGCCACCAATTTCAACTTCAACTTGCGAAATTAACTGCTCACCGGGGAAGTCTAACCATCTGGCATATACATCACCGGTAGTATTCTTTAAGCTTTGACCGATTTCAGGGAGTGTAATCTGTAAATAGGTGCGGAAAGCTAAGTCACCATTGCGCGAAATGGTGCAAGTAACACGGCGACCGAAGTCAGCTTGGCCGTTGAAAGTTTGCTCAATTGATTCCATCGCGAAATTAGTGTGACGACGATAGGTGACCTTCCAGAAAGTAATTTGGGGATTACCTGTTAAATATACATCTTGAGCGCCATAGGCGACTAATTGCATTAAACCACCAGCCATTTTTTTATAATATTCCTAAAGAAAAAAAATTTTTAAAATTAATTTAATTAAATTTAATTAAATTTAATTAATTAATTAATTGTATAAATAAAAAATTTATTGTATATTAAATAATTAAATAATTGTATAATAAAAAATTAAATAATTGTATATTAAATCATTTTATTTAATTACAATTACAATTACAAAAATTAATATATAAATTTTTAATACACTAAAAATATAATTAGTCTTTCTATGAAGAGAACAGGCGTTATAAAAACAACACTTGACAATAAACATAATGAAATAATAAAATCTTTCAAACATAATGAAGAGGTAGTCATCCCTAAATGTTTAAAGCAAATTGATAAATTAGAACTTATGTTAATTAAAGCAAAAAATAAAACGGAAATAATAGAACTTATTAATAAAAATAAAAACACAATAAAAGCCCTCAAAAATAAAGAAAAGAATTATTATTTGAATAATTCTAAATATATTTTTGATTATTTTGAAAATAAAAAAAATATATCATCTAATGAAATGGTAGAAAATTCTGACAAAAATGATATTGTTAAACAATTCTTTTCGTTAAATTTAATTCAAGATGCGTGTTCTAATTTGTTAGAGCATTCAAATAAAAATGTATTAGTTAAAAACGATAGCAATAAAAATATTGATAAATATTTCAATAATATTGACCCTAATTATTTAAATTATGACAAGTTTATTTATCCATCCGATATATGTAATATATGTAATAATGGAGAGCTTATATTTGTTGAAAGCGAAGGTATGACAATATGCTCTAATTGCTCTAATAGCATTAAATATTTAATAGATATAGATAAACCATCCTATAAAGAACCACCTAAAGAAGTGTGCTCTTATGCATATAAACGCATAAATCATTTAAAAGAGATTTTGGCGCAATTTCAGGCTAAAGAAAGCACAAATATACCCGACGAAGTTTTTGAAAACATTAAAAACCAAATAAAAAAAGAGCGCATTAGTTTGAGCGATTTGTCAAATAAAAAAACTAAAGAAATATTGAAAAATTTGGGCTACAATAAATATTACGAACATATACCATTTATTAAAGATAAACTAGGAATTAGACCGCCTATTATGAGCGCAGAGCTCGAAGAAACACTATGCAATTTATTTATGGAACTACAAAAGCCATATTCGAAATATTGTCCTAAAGAACGAGTAAATTTTTTAAACTATTATTATACATTATATAAATTATGCGAATTATTAAATGAGCGCAGTTTTTTACCATATTTTCCTATGTTAAAAGACCGTGAAAAGCGCATAGAACAAGACCAAATATGGAAGAAAATTTGTGACGATTTAGGTTGGAAGTTTATTCCTATACCTTAATCACCCAATAATTAATCACCCAATAATGCACTAAAAATATTAATTAAATCTAAATAATAGTTTAATGAGGCTGTTATAAAGTCGCCATCATAATTGCGTTGCAATATACTGTTTGTATCATACACAATATATACTGAAAACAATATTAGCGAACTTATGACTATTATTTTTTTTAATAACGACGATTGAACAATAAAAATTTGCACAATGCTAACAATAATTAGTGCTAATAAGGCAAAAAGCAACACTAATGCAGTCTTAAAACCTAATTGAATACCGCTCATTATTAGTGCTAGTCCAAATATAAACATAGAAACAAAAATACTAGCTGTTCCAACAAATGCAGTCTTAATTACATTAGGATCTAATCCATATTTTCTATATCCCAAAAGTATGCCAAAAATACCAGAAAAGAGAGAAAAGAATATAAATTTCAACCACGCAGGCATAGGAACAAGTGCCAAAATTAAAATGATAACAATTGAGGCTATAAACGCAGCAAAAAACTTGCTGCTGAATTTTTTACCCTGTTTCTTCTCCTCATCGACTTTGACATTTTCACTTACATAATAAGTTATATAAAGTTGGACTAATAAATTTGCTAAAATTAACGCAAAAAAAGAGCGCTTTTCGCTAATCAACTTAAATACTTGTGATATATCATTCTTAAAAATAGATTTTTTTCTTTTATTTGCTAAATTAGATTTACTAGATTTATTAGAATTATTAGAATTATTAGAATTATTAGAATTATTAGAATTCATAGTTTTATAATAAAATAGTATAAAATAAAATTAATCAGCATCAACTTTTAATGCATAAAAAAAATTAGACATATCTATATAATAATCAAACGAAGCAGTTATAAAATCTCCTTCATAGTCGCGTAGCAATATATTATTTGTTGTATGTACAATATATAATGCAAATAAGACAGCTAAAACAATTAGCAATAATTTTGTAATAACTAAATAATTATACATAAAATATTGTATGACACCTACTATTATTAGCAACACTAATGCATAAAATATACCGAAAGCCACTTTGTTGGTATATTGAATGCCACTCATTATTAGTGCTAGCCCAAATAATATCATAAAAACGAAAAGCATTACTGTTCCTACAGCTGACCCGTGCACAAAACCAGGGTCAAATTTGTGTTTTAGAGAGGCATATATTATTCCAAATGCTACTGAAAAGAGAGAAAATATTATAAATTTTACCACTATAGACATAGGAACAAAAATTAAAAGTAAAATAAATATTGTAGTTAATATATAAGCACTAACAATAATAATAGTGTTATATTTATTAGGATTTTCCTCTTCTTCTTTAGGCGTGTCTAAATTAATATTAGCACTTACATAATAACTAATGTAGTGCTGAAGTAGTAAATTTGAAAAAATTAATGCTAAAAATATTTTTTTTTCACTAATTAACTTAAATAATTGTGAAACATTTTTAGTTTTAGTTTTAGTTTTAGTTTTAGTTTTAGTATTAGTGTTATTTTTAGTGTTATTTTTAGTATTAGTATTAGTATTATTTTTACTAGAATTCATAGGCTATTATTAATTATATTATAGCACTATAAAAAAATAGAATACTAATATATATATGGACTTTATAAAAAATAAAACAGCAAAATTAAGAAGTTTAGGAAAAAGATTATTAACAAGAAGATCTATAGCTAGAATAGCTCCAGCACCTGTAGAAGAATTAGCTGCTTTAGATCCAACAGCACCGTCTTTAAGTCCAAGACGCGTTTCTTTAAGTCCAACAACAAAAGTAGTTACACATATTCAAAACACGTTCAGAAAAAGAAAAAGAAGAACACAAACGCTAGCAGATTTATCAAAACTAAACTCTAAAAGACTTGCTACAAGAAGAATTCAAAAAAAATTTAGAAAAGCGTTAGCAAATCCAAATGTTGAGAATTGTAGTATATGTTATGGTACTATGTTGTACCCAAGACTTACAAAAACGCTTCGTTGCGGTCATAAATTTCATAGAAAGTGTGTTGAACAATGGAATGCCACTAATCCGACTTGTCCATTTTGTAGAGCATCTATAGAACCAGAAATACCGTATCACCTACAAAGGCGTATTTCAATGCCTACTAGTAATATTAATACTACTATTAATACTGTCAATGCGTTAATAGAAGGATTGGCTAATGTTGCTACTATGGTTGAAGCAATTGGCTTGATAAATGAAACAGATATACTAATTGATAGCTTGCCAGAAAGAGAACGAGCATTTTTCAAGGAAGAACGAAACCAAGTATGGCTACAAACGTATCCACGATTACAAGAACCACCTAGACAAAGCAGAGCAACTATTGATACTATTAATCGTGCTAATGCGTTAATAGATAGTATGAGTCACGCAACAACATTTGATGAGGCACGTAGCTATATGGACAATTCAACAATAGTAATTAATAGATTACCGCGCAATGGAAACGCATTCAGAGAGCTATCAGATAGACAATGGGCAACTTGGTTACAAGCACACAGGAGACTATCAGCACCTATACAAAGCAGGGCCTCCTATTACTGATAATGGAATAACAACAACAGCCTATAATAGAAATAGAAGCAGAGCTAATGTTCAACCTATTACTGTTAATGGAATAACAACAACAGCCTATAATAGAAGCTCACAGCTTGATACTCATCCTACTACTGGAATAACACCAGCTGAGTATGATAGATTAATACATGGAATGTATTAACTAGCTAGCATAAAAACTTTTATGCTATACTATAATATAAAAAATAATATATTATAGAATAAAAATAATATACTATAGAATAAAAAATAATATACTATAGAATAAAAATAATATAATATAGCATAAAATAAAATAATATATTATTATATAATATATGCCTTCGCAAACACGTAGGTCATCGCGATTAAGAAGTTCTGCTGCTAGAAAAATTCAAAAACAGTTTAGAAGTAGAAAAAGGCAAAGGTCAAAAGCAAGTCGTAAAATTCAGTCAAAAGTTCGAGGAAAACAAACTAGAAAAGTAATAAATAGAGAAAAAAATACTAGCACAACAGTTCATGATTGTCCAATATGTTTTGAACCTATGACTAAAGATGTTCGTATTGCATTACCTTGTGGACATAGATTTCACGAAGACTGTATAAGGCGTTCATTGGCTAGCACTAATGGAACTTGTCCAAAGTGTAGGGCAGTTGTAACTAATATACCATATGTACCAGAAGGAAGAGCAAATCGAACATTTGGTAATGTTCCGCTTTCGCAACAACAACCACAAGCACCACAAGCACCACCAGCAATATTAGACCCTACACAACGAAGACAATATATATTACAACGTATGCAACAAATTGAAATGCTAGAACAACGATTAGCACAAATACCCGACCCGAGAGAAATGCCAAATATAACTATAACTCCAGCATTAGCTATTCAAGATAACGCACGCCAAATTGTAGCTGAAATACGAAGGCTATTTTATGAAGCTTCTGAAAATTATCAGAATTATAGAAATGTTAGAACAAATGGATCACTTGACCAAGATGTTACTAATATGTATTATATAACGCTTGATTTATTAAATCGCGCGCAAGTGCTTAGAAATATTGCAACGCAAATTGTAGATGAAATTGGCGATGAAATTGGCTATGTTGATGAACCTCCAGACCTTATGTAATATTACAATATTTTTATAGCCTTATATTATTTTATAATAGTATATTATTATAGTATATTATTATAGTATATTATTATAAGTAATATATGGCAAAAACAAGAAAAGTTAGAAAAAAGAGAAATTTAGTTAAAAAATATAAATCAAGAAGATATGCAAAAGGGAAAAAAGACGAAATCTCTTTTTTACTTAAAACTATGTTAAATGATGTTCATTCAAGAACATATGGTCGAGAATTTGTTGACCCTGGAAATCCATCAGTTGTATCACATATAGTTTCACATCTTCTTCTTAAAGAGAGCGATATCCCCATGGACCGAGCAGAAGGTGCGCCTCCAAGATATTATAACTATCGGGATGCTTTTATTATGTCACTTGACCCTTCTCATTTTACACGTTATGAACATGGAATATATGACCCCCAATTTGACCCGATGGTTTTAAATGCTAGTGACAGACAGAAATATACAGAAGGTATGCGAGCCTTTTCTAATAGTTCTAATATATGGCCTAATGATACTAGCGAGGCTATATTTTATATGAGCCTATGGAAAGCAGATAGAACTATTAAATTTAGAGGTCGTTTTTTGCCCAGATACCCTAATGATCCACGGGCTGTGCCTGCGCGTGCTAAATATATGCAAGCTTTACAAGCCAGAAAGGAGTTAATTACTAGTCATATAACCTATTTTATGGAACTTTACGAACCAATGTTTAAGCTGTATGAAATAGAAAACTATCAGAGGTTTATAACTAATGCTATAGATATAAAGCTGGTAGAGCTAGGGAATTGGATAAAAATACTTAAAGGATTACATGATGCTTGGCTCCCATATTAATAAGACGTATAATATAATAATATTATTTTTATAGTCTTATATATTATATATATTATATATAATATATATAGTATGCCTTCACAAACGCAAAGACGTCGGTCATCGCGATTAAGAAGTTCTGCTGCTAAAAAAATTCAAAAACGGTTTAGAAGTAGAAAAAGACAAAGGTCAAAAGCAAGTCGTAAAATTCAATCAAAAGTTCGAGGAAAACAAACTAGAAAAGTAATAAATAGAGAAAAAAATACTAGTACAACAGTTCATGATTGTCCAATATGTTTTGAACCTATGACTAAAGATGTTCGTATTGCATTACCTTGTGGACATAGATTTCATAAAAACTGTATAAAGCGTTCATTGACTAGCACTGGTGGAACTTGTCCAAAGTGTAGGGCAGTTGTAACTAATATATCATATCCTTCTATAGAAGAACAAGAACGACAAATACAACCACTATTCGAAATACAACCACTAATACATGAATTAGATTATGTATTAGATTTAGAACCAATTGAACTAATAGGACACTATATAGAACGCGCACGCGAACTAGACACAATAGAACAAAGTATGGCACTACAAAGCCAACTATTACCTGATGCACCAGAAATTCCAAATATAGCTTATGAATATGCAGTAATTAATGAAGTAACTGCAAATGATACCGAGACTACTTTAATAAGTCTTCACGATGAAGCAAGTTATATAAGCACTAACTATGTAAGCTTTAGCACAAGGCCAACCAGAAATGATGAAATATTATGGGAACACCTTTTTACTATTACTAATAGAATTGCACAATTATTAATACACGCAAGACGCAATGCGCAAAATGCATTACGAATTTCAAACCATCTTGGCACGCAAATGCTTAGTGGTTCGCAAATGCTTAGTGGTTCGCAAATGCTTAGTGGTTCGCAAGCAAATGCTTAGTGGTTCGCAAATGCTTAGTGGTTCTCCTTAATAACTTTTTTATAAAAAAATTATTATAATAACCTTATATAATAGTATGTCATCATCTATTATTCAATCTAATGCGTCAAAAAAAATTCAATCAAGTTTTAGAGCTAATAGAACAAAAAAATTAGCAGCAACACAAAAAATTCAATCAGGTTTTCGAGGTTCTAGAAGTCGAAGAGCAGTAAAATTACTAAAAGAAACTATAAAAGAGACCAATGAATGCCCAATATGTTTTGAGCCTATGAAAAAAAATATTACAATTGCTTTACCGTGCGGACATATATTTCATACTAAGTGTATAAAACAGGCTTTGATTTATAATAATAAATGCCCCAACTGTAGAAGAGTTATAACTAATGTTTCACTACAATCTAGAAGTACAACTAGAGCTAGAACTAGAGCTAGACGAACGTTTAGAAACTTAGTATTTAGACCACTACAAATCCTAAGAAACTTATATAATGCCAGAACAATAAATAATAGACAAACACAAAATAATAATGTAGATAGTGTAATAAATACACTACAAGAGAGTATAGCAGCGAATGAGGCTGTGAAAGTTATAGAACAAAGAATAGCAACTATATTAGCGAGGACAACAAGAGCAACTACAAGGACAGCAACACAACGACGAAGAATTAGCATTAGAGATTTACAAATAGAAGAACTCAATTTAAGGGCAGCGCGCGAACGTTATCGACTAGCAAATGAAAGGGCAGAAGCTATGTATAATGCACTACCTGAATCACAGCGATTGCATTAATACAGCAATGCTTTTTTATAATACTATATAAAACAATATAAAAATATATTATTATATTATATGCCTTCAAGAAGTCGAAGTTCTTCAAGTCGAAGAAGAAGAAGAAGAAGTTCTGCAGCTAAAAAGCTTCAAAAACGGGTTAGAGGAAAACAAACTAGAAGAAGACACGCCCGCTCAATTGAACAAATTTATGCAAATTTAGAAAAAACAAATGAATGCTCAATATGTCATGAACCTATGGCAAAAAATGAAGCTATTACAAAATTAGGATGCACACACAGATTTCATAGTGGATGTTTAGAAAGTAGTATGCGCTCTGGACACGCTAATTGTCCATTATGTAGAACAGTTATACCTAACAATGCCTATGCACATTTAGCAGTTCCAAATATTACTTATGAAGAGGCGCTAGTTGCTAGAAACCAAGCATTAGAACGACGACGCTTAGCAACACAAGCATATAATGACGCAACACAAGACCTACGCAACTACATACAATCTAATCAAAGTCACAATGAGCGTGCAACCTCTCCAACTTATAATGAATTACTTAGAATCGAAGAAATCGCAGGTGAAGAATTAGGACAAGCACGCGACAGCGTTACTTATGCTATGAATATACTTAGGAGTTTGGATAATTAGAAAAATAGATAATTAGAAAATTATAAATAAGAAGTTGAGAGATTTACAGCATTATTATTATTATCTTGCTATAAGTTAATAATAATATAATATAGTCTAATGACTAATACACAGAAAAATAAAACAAATAAAACAAATAAAACAAATAAAACAAATCATAATGCTACAAACATTTATGATTTAGTAATAATAGGCGGAGGCATATCAGGTCTTTACACCTTATATAAATTGTCAAGCAAATATGCACATTTAAAAATTCTATTATTAGAGTCAGGTCAGCGTTATGGCGGTCGCATATATTCGTATAAAGAAACAATAGACAAGCAAGAATATGTTATGGATTTAGGCGCAGGACGCTTAGGATATCATCATAAACTCATAACTAGTTTAATAAATGAACTTGGCTTAAAGACAAAAATAATCCCCATTCCAAATACTAAAACATATATAGAAGTAGCAGCAAATAACAAAGTAAGCAATAAAACATCAACAAAAAACTACATTATGGACAAATTAACCCAATTTTTCTTTAGCCCCCTAGTTTCCAAATTAGGCAAGACGACAAAACAAGGCTATTATTTGTATGAGTTTCTTACAAAATATGTGTCTGCATCATTTTCTCGAAAAGTCGAAGACGTGTTCGAATATTCTTCTGACTTGAACGAATTAAACGCTTATGATGCTATTGAGTATTTTAAATATGATTATAATAAGAGCTCTGATTTTTTTACACTTAACGGAGGGCTAGAACAAATAATAGAACGGCTGTTGCTAGCTATTAAAAAAACAAGGGCTTATAAATCGCATAATATAAGGCTTCGTAATCTCTCTAATGTTGAAAATATAACTTATAAAAAGAATGATGTTAGCGACCTATTTGAAATAAGTGTTGCAAATTATAATAGTCAAGGGTCTAGCCCAGACACCCTATATTCAAAATATGTAATATGCGCTATTCCTAAAAAAAGCTTGACACAATTGACAATCTTCAAACCTTTGCTAAGCGAGTTAAACTCTATAAACTCAATTAATTTGCTAAGAATTTACGAGATTTATGATAAAGAACAAGACAGCGGCTCTGTGTGGTTCAAAAATATTGAAAAAACAATTACAAATACTAACGTTCAATTTGTGATTCCTGTTTCTTCAGACAATGGACTAATTATGAGTAGCTATAGTGATTGTGCTAATGCACGCTATTGGAATAACTTATTAGCGAACAAGGGACTTGATTACGTAAAAGTTAAACTAAACACAAAACTAAATTTGCTATATAGCATTTATAATATAAAGGTGCCTTTAAGTAAATATATCAAAATGTATTTTTGGGATGCTGGTGTGGCGTGCTGGAAAAAAAATGTAGACTCTGATTATTTAAGTGTTAAATTAATAAATCCTTATCCTCGTGTTTTTATTATTGGAGAGAATTATTCAAAGTATCAGGCATGGTGCGAAGGCGCTTTAATGACGTCTGAAAGTTGTATAGCTAAATTAGTGAAAATATTAACTAAGACTAAGACCAAGACTTTAAAACGTTCAATTAAACGAGGCAATAATAAGCTAGAGCTAGCAGTAAAAGTGAAAGTGGAAGAAACTACGTTAGGTGGTAGCGAAAAAAAAGCGTTTACATTGGGTGAAGTCAAAAAACATAATAAGAAAAATGATGCTTGGACAATAATTGAAAATAAGGTTTATGATATTAGTACTTGGATTCCAACACATCCAGGAGGAGACGTTATTTTGAAAGCCGTCGGCAAAAATGGAACGCGACTTTTTAAATCTGTTAATCATCCTAGTTTTGTAAAAGAAAACGTTTTACCAAAATATTATATTGGAAATCTAAGTAAATAAAATTAAATAAAATAATATAATATAATATAATATAAAAAAATAATATAATATAATAAAAAAAATAATATAAAAAATAAATAATATAATATACTTACTATATTAAAATAGTAAATGGGCATTGTAAGATTACCTATGAAATATGTCAATATACTACATATATTAGTTATTGGTGCATTATTAGTATATATTGGTTATTTTAAAGCTAAGTCACCAAAACCAATATATTATGCGCTAGGAGTATTAGGTTTGGCAATAATTTTATTTGTCCCATTTCCTACTTTAGAATTTACTAATTTAAGAAATATTTTGAATATTATTCATTATATAATATTTATACCAGGATTTATAGCTCTAGCATATTTTGGATTGCAAAAGAAACTAACTAAAGAAACATATAGAGCCTTAGGATTTGTTGGAGCATTTATTATTATTTATCATTTATATAAATTATTTACTCGACTAATGTAAAATTATTATATTATTATATTATATTATATTGTGCTAATATAATATGTCTAGCATTAATCAAAATACTATTAGAACCCCCAGAATGCATTTAAGGTCGGCAACTCGAAGACGCAATAATCCAAGTGCATTAGCGCGAAGAACACAGGCTTTAGAAACGAGCAGAACTAATTTAGGAAATACTATTAGAGAATTAGAAGCCGATTTAAGACAACAACGCGCTGCATTAGCCACACTAACTATTGAAGTTGAACGCGCACTAATACGCAGAGATGACGAAGGCGACCGCTATGAAAGGTTGAGAACAGAACGTGATAATTTAAGATACACACTTCTTACAAATTTTAATCAGTCCAACTTAGGGATGGAATATAAGGAACTTAAGAGATGGTGGTATGAGCACGTAAATAATGAAGATGAAAACACGGAAGACGCAAATTATTATGATAATCGTAAAGCAAGATTTGATCAAGTTAGTGCTCTTTTTGATGAGCTAATGGATACAGGTCTTGCTCCTATTATAGAACAAAAAGCACTAGCACGCGAAACATACAGACTAGCAAGCACACATCATTATAGTTTATATCAACAACAACAAAGTATAATGAGGATTGTAAGCGACCTTGAGCGTAGACTTACAAGAGCACGTATTCGTGATACACAGTTAAATCAAGCGCGCGGTAAAAGACAAGGCAAATCTAAAAAAAAGGGCAAAAGAGGCAAAAAGGGTGGAGCATGGAGCGCTAAATATAAGAAATCTATTAATTGTAGAAAACCGCGTGGGTTCTCTCAAAAACAGTATTGTAAATATGGAAAATAAAATAATTAATATTATATATTATTATAATGTATTAATAATATATATATGTCTCCAATATCACCAGAATCAGAATTAGGAAGACTAATTGCTATAAAAAAAGAATTAGAAAATTTATTAACTAAAATTAGCGCTATTACTAATATGTCAAATACAAATATAGCTAATATTAAGCTTAAAGTTAAACTAATAATTGCTAATATAAAAAGAGTTAAGGCATTAAGGACCAGTTATTTACAATCCTTTAATAATGACCTTAATAGTATTAATAGTATAATCAGTAGTGGAGAGACTATTAAAAACATCAACATTAATAGTCACAGATTAAATTCATTAATTAGTAATTTAGACACTCTTAGTCTTCAAACAACAACAGCTATTGTTGAAATAGCTAATCTAGTAAGTGCTCTTGATTTAAATGAAAGAAGAGAACTAGGTCTAGCTTCAAATTCTAGGTCTAGGTCTAGACCGGTTCCTCGTCTTCTTATTCCTCCTCCTGGTCTTCCTTCCTACTCTGCTCCTCCTCCCTTATCTGCACCACCAAGACTACAACGCCAACCTAATATAGGGACGCGTCCAACCAGTCTTGTCCGACAGCCAGCTATGCATTTATCACTAGATGACTTAGAATTAAATTTAACACCATCACGAGCCCCATCTAGTGCCTCGTCCACTTCATCTAGAAACGCATTTGGCAAAAAATATTTTAGAGCAAGAAAAATAACACACAGAAAAAGAGGCGCTAAAAAAACTAGAAGAAAACAAAAATAAAAATAACAAAAACTAAAATAAAGTATTATTTAGAATTAATTTAAAAACAATTTAAAAACAAAAACATAATATATATTTTAAATATATATTATGTCTCACTTAAGTTCGCCAATGTCAATAGCTATTATGATATTTTACTCTATTTTAACATTTTTCGTAGGTCCTTATTTAACTAGTCCATTTTTTAAGGAGCCTTCTGATAAATGTATTGCTGGATTTTTAGTAGGTTTCACAATTAGTATTCTTTTATGGATTAAAATTGGAAAGAATTATGCTAAATAAGCAACAAGCTTTAATAATACATAAATCATTGATGCAAATAATACACTATTAGCAATATAACCGTATAAATTTGGATTACCATCACTTTTAAATAAAAACGGAAGCAACTTTTTATTGTATTGTTTAACTATTGGCAATTGAAATAGAAAAAATAATAGCGCAATTATTACAGGCAATTGTAATTCACCATATAATTTTTCATAATAAGCGCCACTTTTTATTTGTTTTGAATTAGCGTCTACCAAATTTTGAGGGGTTATACTATTTTTAATATAATCTTCTTGAAACTGTGGAGGAGGTATATAATTGGGTTGACTTTGAACATCATTTGCAACTTTTAAAGGTTCCATCGGAATATCCCGCGAAGGTAATGCTGTTGTTCCATAAGCAGCCGCCTTTTGTATTTGACTTATTAATTCATTATAGTTAGGTGGAGCCTGACTTTGCTGACTTTGATTACTATTTTCCATAGTTATTGGACTATTTTGCATCATTGGATTGTTCATAGTAGAACCGCCACTTGATGGCAATAATTGAGTATAGCTCGATGTAGTCATTTGATTATTATTAGTTGATACAATCTCATTTCTATTTAAAACAACATTTTGAGGTTGTTGGCTCATCATTTGTTGTTGTTGTATATGTCCGTTTTGATTATTTAATAAAGGAAGTTCATTTATGGAAGTAATTCCACTTGAAGACATTAATTAATTAATTAATATAGTTCTCTAAATATTTATTCATTTAATAACGCAAATAAAATTTAGCAATAATGCAACACTTAAAAAATAATTAAAATTATTGTTAAACAAATAATAATTTTAATAGTTACTTTACTTATTTATTTACTTATTTTAGTCTAGTCAAGCTCTTCCATATGCGATTCAGTGTCTTCCTCTACATTTACGTCTTCCTTCTTTACTTCATTTTCTTTAGTATCTTTAGCATCTACAGTCTCTTCATCGTCATCATTGAGCGAAAGCCCAAGCTTAATCATATTATTAATACGATTTACAAAAGTTGCCGGTTCTTCAATAGAAAACCCACTTGAAATTAGTGACGACTCGTATAATAAACTTACTAAGTCTCTAACCATAGCGTCATTGTCTGCCGACTTAACGCGTTCTTTAAGTGATTTAATAATACTATGATGCGGGTTAATTTCCATAATTTTTTTCGACATCATATATGAATTATTAGTGTCACGCAGTGCTTGTGCTTTCATAATTCGTTCCATATTAGCAGTCCAACCATAATCACCTGTTACTAATACACAAGGAGAGTTAACAACACGCTGGCTTAATACGACCTTTTCAACATTAGGTCCAAGGACTTCCTTAATTTTCTCTGTTAGTGGCTTAAAATCATTTACACAAGTTTCCCATTTTTGTTTCTCGTCTTCACTAGAATCAAACGTTAGTCCCTCTTTTGTAACACATACTAGCGACTTACCTTGATATTCTTTAAGTTGCTGAACACAATATTCATCAATTGGATCAATCATAAAAAGAACCTCAAGATTTCTCATTTTGCATTTCTCAATAAATGGTGAATTTACTACGGATTTTAGCGACTCGCCTGTAATGTAATAAATTTGCGTTTGACTAGACGGCATATTAGCAACATAATCGCTTAGCGAAACCATTTTTTGCCCCGACTTCGTGCTATGAAACATTAATAACTCGCTTAATTTTTCACGATTTGAAGCATCTTCGTGAATTCCAAGCTTAATATTTTTACTAAACTGTTCGTAAAATTTAGTATAGTCTTCGTCATTAGCTTTAATTTCTGCAAATAAGTCTAAACACTTTTTAACAATGTTTTTCTTAATCACTTTTAGAATTTTATTTTGTTGCAGCATTTCACGCGAAATATTGAGCGGAAGGTCCTCGGAGTCTACTACACCTCTTACAAACTTTAACCATTCAGGAATTAAATCTTCGCAATCATCAGTAATAAATACACGTCTAACATATAATTTAATATGTCCGTGTTTTTTCGTATTTGGCTCAAATAAGTCAAAAGGAGCACGCTTTGGAACAAATAATAGACCAGTAAATTCTAGCTGACCCTCAACAGAAAAATGTTTAACCGCTAAATGCTCTTCCCAATCATTTGTTAGTGATTTATAAAATGAGGCATATTCCTCTTGTAATACAGTGTCTGGTTTTTTAGACCAAATAGGTTTCTGCTTATTTAGCAAAACATATTCACTTACAACTTCTTCAACTGTTTTTGTTTTCTTTGCTTTTGCCTCTGCCTCTGCCTCTGCCTCTGCCATTTTTTCAATATTAGCTAAGTCTTCGTCCTTAATTTCTTCGATTTCTGGTTCGCATTTTTCACAAGGCGATTCATCTTTAGCGCCTTCACCTTCTTCACCTTCTTCACCTTCTTCTTCTAGTTCTACTTCTTTTGATACAGTTTTTTCCACATAAAGACTAATCGGATAGTTAATAAACTCGGAATGCTTTTTAACTAGCTCCTTAATCCGAGTTTCTTCTAAATAATCAAGCTGATCCTCCTTTAAATAACACGTGATTTTTGTTCCACGTCCAAGGTCAATACCGGAATCATCTTTTTTAATAGTAAATGAACCACCAGCATTTGATTCCCACACATATTGCTCATCATCATTATTTTTAGAAGTAACAACAACCCGCTCAGCAACTAAATACGCAGAATAAAACCCAACTCCAAATTGCCCAATCATATTAATGTCTCCCTGACTCTTCATAGCCTCCATAAACCCTTTTGTCCCAGATTGAGCAATTGTTCCCAGATTTGTAATCATATCCGATTTGGTCATACCAATACCCGTGTCTAAAATAGTTAGTGTTTTGTTTGCCTTATCCGGAATAATTTGAATAGTTAATTCACTATGGCTGTCTAATACACTCTTATTTGATAGCGAATGATGCCTAATTTTATCTAGTGCATCAGATGAATTAGAAATTAATTCACGTAAAAAAATGTCCTTATTTGAATAAAAAGTATTAATAATAAGAGACATAAGCTGATTGATTTCAGCCTGAAAAGCAAATGTTTCAACAGGAGACGACATAATAATAATATTACTACGCAGTGTTTTTTTAAATAATTTTTATTTATTATTTAAAAATTCTTTAGACTAAATAAAATAGCGTAATACAATGTATAAAAACAGTTTTAATAATATATTAGTGTTATCTTCTTGTGTTGTAACATTTAAAGAATTATAAGCGTTAATAGCATGCATATTATAAGTAATCTTAGTATCAACATTCATAATTAATGCTAGTTAATTATAGATAGCTATTTTAAATCAATTTTTTATATTTTATATTTTAATTACATAAATTTGGTAGAAAAGTCTAGTGTTTTGCTTTTTGACCCACATTGTATATTTTCTTCCACTAAAGAGTAGCACTTTGTTTTATCCGTGTCACTTGCAAATATTTTGTCCCTTAACGCATTATGTTGAGGACCTATAAATCTATAGCAGTCTTTGGAATTACATATTTGTCTAAATAGTGTTGCAAATCCCAGCCCTAATAACACGGATAATATTATTTTTCCAATATTTGTATACATTAAGTTTTTAACAACGTTCTTAATCATAATTATATAATCTATATATTATATATTATATATTATAATATAATCTATAACGGCAAAATTTCTATTTTACTTTTGTTGCTAGGACATTTAACATCTTTTATTTTGTAACCATAACAATTTCCAGCCTCGTCTTTATATTCGATTTTATCTATATTATGAGGTGTAGGATATACAACAACTTTTCTATTATAGTCAAAGCAATACATATATGTTAAACCTAATAGAAAAGTGATTAAAAAAACAGTAATATTTATATATTTTGTTGAGCTATATATTCTTGTAAAAAATTTATTAGACTTATTTACCATTAGCTTTTCTATAAATATAATAATATATTTAAAATAATTAATCTTTTTAATCTTTTTAATCTTTTTAATCTTTTAATTCAATTATTAAATCTTCTAAATTGTATGCGTTTTGAAAAAAAATATATTGGTCTTGTTCGTTTTTTTCGACATAAGAAGACTTATATTTTAGATTCATTATTTCACTACCTAATGGCGCCATTTTTGTCTTATAGATTTCCATAGCATTTTTTAAATACGTTATTTGTCCGCTTGATTTATATAAATCGAGAGCCTCAGCATATTGTTTTTTACTATTTTCAAAAACCAATATTTTTTCTTGTATTAAATTTTGTAATTCTTCATTATGAGTAATAGAATTGTATAAAGTTAATAAATTGATGTAAGTTTCTTGGCTATTGTTTAACTGTTGTTTCAAAAGTTCGAATGTTTCTATTGCTCGTTCTTCTTCAATATAATTGAATAAGAAGTCTAATTTAGTAGTTATAATATTTTTTTTATAGCTTTCTAGAGCTTGCTTTGTATTATTTAATTTTTCACTAATATGCGCAAATTTCTTTCGTGTAATAGTCAAATCTAATTTGCAAGGCTTTACACTATTACCGCAAGTTGCTCTTAATATATCACTATTTTCAGTAAATAGGGTTCCGCCATCTTGCTTACAATTTATACATTTTAATTTGAGTTTTGCAAAAGTCTGCTTCTTTTGGTCATAATCTTTACCGTAAGTCCCCGCTAATTCATTTATTTTCTTTTGTTTTACTGTGTCATAGCTATTTTTTAATTTATAATAATCTTGTAAATCTTTATAATAACTATCAGATGTCATAATTAAACTATATTATTAATATAGTATATATTTATTTTTACTTTATAATTTATAGTATGCTTAATAATATATATATAAAGGTATTAAATAGAATTTAATAAATTTTTATGATTGTTAACCACTAAGAGAAAACCACTAAGAAAAATACAAGTTTTTATGTAATAAATTAGCCTCGACGTGATTACTATAGTCGGGTAAGTTTGTTATCATATTATTTTTTATTCTTTGTTGATTATCTATATTTTGGCGATTATAATAAACTAATTTAGACATTATATATTCTTTGTCTTTCATACTTTTCTCATAATATTTTTTGCTCATAGAACCTCCTTTATAACGCGTAAATAATATTATTCCTAATATTAATACAAAAACTATAAACATAGTAATATTGTAAAAAATATTGTAATTTTTTTGTTTATAGTTATGGCAATTTTTTAGAACCTCTCTTAAAAAATATTTTACTCCATTGTCTACTAATTTAGGTTTACTAGTTGGGTTATTAATTGATTTGCTAAATTGTAAATTTGTATAATTTGCAATATCAAAATTCATTATTTATAAGTAGCGCTTTTTTTTATAATATTAAATTAATACTTATTTAAGTATTAAATAGCTATTAAATAAGTTATTAAATAGCTATTTATTATATTAGTCTATTTTATACTAATATGGCAGAAGGAGATGTACCAAGCCCAGCAAGTACACTAATATATTTTATACTAGTAACATTAGGGTTCTTAATTTTTACAGTTTTTACCGTTAATAAAAGTGCAGATATTGTAGCTATTAATAACTCTAAAGATAGCAATGTTATAAATTTTATATATATATTGTTTATTATTATAGGTTCATATTTCTTAAATGTTCATAATTCGCGAATGATATGCGACCAAAGCATTGAATGGAATTATATATTAATAGTTACAGTTATGCCTTGGTTAATAATATTTGTATTATTATATTTTATTTTAAAATTATTTCCAGGTTGGGTCTCTCCTTTTTCTAATACTATTGGATATATGTTTGTATCAATGTTAGGTGTTTCGACTGCATTAGAAAAATTAATGCCAGACACTACTAATCTAGAAGAAAAACCCGATTTAGTTAAAGCTATTAATACAATTAAAAATAATAAATCTAAATTTATAAACCAAATAGATATAAATTTATCTAATTTTGAAGCTTTTATTAGTCAATTGAGACAATCAAAAATAATTGACTATGGTGGTGATAGTGCAGATAAAGAAAATACAGATATTATACATTTATATAAATTAATAACAATAAAGCACGTTATAGGTAAAATTGTATGGTACATATTAGCAGGAATTTTAATAAGCTCAATCAGCTATAATTACATTATAGGTATTTCGTGTGAAAAATCAGTAGACCAAATTATTAAAGATTATGAAGAGGCTAATCCGACTTAATAATCAACTCTAATAATTGAATCTATCAAAATTTATATAACATACAATAAAGAAATACGAGGCTATTGCTAAGATTATTACTGTTAACCATAATGGTAATATTGTTTTATTTTTATAACCTATTCCAAATTCGCGAGGCCGTCCATTAGTATCAAAAATAATGGACGGTTTTATAAACATTATTAGTGCAAAGAATATTAAAAAAACAACTATTGATACTAAATTTATATTTTTTATTACAAATTGTTTTAACATACTTAATATTATATATTATTTATAATATATAATATATAATATTATATAGTGTTTTATTCTTAATTTTTATATATTATTTTATTTGCTAAATGCTTAAAAATAGTGGTTTAAGAGTATTATTGACTTCTTTAACATCAAAATTATGAGCATATTTTAAGTAACACCTTAAAGTCATTGCTACATCTACAAGTGAATTATGCAAATCTTTGGGAACTTGTTCATTTGGAAATAATATAGTATATAATTCGCTAAGCTTTGGATTTTTATAATATACTTGATTTGTTGCAGTTAATCTCTCTAACTTACAAAAATCAGTTGTGTTTTTCATAGTGCAATACTCTGGTTTATGTGTCATTATATTATGCTTAAACTCTGTGAAATATTGTGTGACATTATTTCTAAAACATTCTACAAAAATAAGCCGTTTATCGAATGATAAATTATGCCCGACTACAATATCACACATTTTTAAATGTTTATTAAATTCTTTTAATGCCTCTACAATACTTATTCCTTGGACATCTAAAATCTCTCTACTTATATGATGTATATTATAACTTTCTTGCGAAATAACTATAGAACCATCAATAGCTATATAATTATCTTCAATTAATGCACTATTAGCCGATAAATCATACAAAATATAACTAAGTTGAACAATATATGGCCACTTTGATTTATCATAAATAGAAGCCCCTTTTTCTTGTAATCCAGTAGTTTCGGTATCAAATACTAAAACTTTCATAGTATTATTATTATACTACTAATATTTAATGTTTTTAATAACTATCAATTTTAGAATATTTTAGAATATTTATAAATTAAAAATTGTATTTTGAGAGATTGTTATTGTTAATCCAACACAATAAGGTTGTCATTATTGTATTCTTCACCTGAATTCCATATAACATTAGAACCAATATATTTTCTTAAAGGATTAGGTCCGTATTCTAAATAATATACTTTATCCACTGCATCGTAATCGTTTGATTTATAATACACCTCTAATTCGGCATAAGTGTTACCATTAATTAATGGACCATCTGAAACTTTTATGCGCATCATAAATATATAATCACACACATATACTTTAAAAATATTAGCACACACATCTAAAGAACACGTGGTCATATATAAAATATGTTTATATAATATATAAAATAAATATAAAAACAATATAACATATATATAGTATAGCTATGCAAATTTTCGTAAAAACACTTACAGGAAAGACGATTACACTAGAAGTAGAGTCATCTGACACTGTTGACAACATTAAGGCCAAAATTCAAGATAAAGAAGGTATTCCGCCCGACCAACAGCGTTTAATTTTTGCTGGAAAGCAACTCGAAGATGGGCGAACACTAAACGATTATAATATTCAAAAAGAGAGCACACTGCATCTTGTATTACGACTACGAGGAGGATTTTAAGATAGGATTATAATGCGTTTTATATTTTATATTTTATATTTTATATTTCAAACTATAAAATATAAACTAAATAATTTAGGATTTCTTATATAAAATATTTATATATTTATATATGTCATTAAAGGCTGGTTCTATTGTTTACTATAATGGAGGAGTAGCCATTGTATATGCTAGTTATCCTACTACAAATGAAGTAGTATTAAAATTTCTTAATAAAAATTATGCAGTGGTTACAAATAAGGTAACTAGTAATGGTATTACACTAGCAACTTCAGTAAGTGGAAACAATAAAATAATAGAAAATATACAAACTAAAAGTGAGGGAACTATTAGAAATATGTTACTCAAATTAAATAATATTAACATTCCAAAACCACAACAATCGACTAAAACACCAAGTAGAAGAATAATGCCATCACGAAAATCAGTAGCAGAAATGATAGCATCTAGATATTCTAGTTCTAGTTCAAGTTCTAGCGATGAAGATAGTGATTTCGATATTACTAAATTCAAAGAAGCTAATGGCCGTCGCAGTCGGCGTCGCATATCTATACATCATAAAAAGTCTAATAGGCGACAAAAGTCTAATAGACATCATAAAAAGTCTAATAGGCGACAAAAGTCTAATCGCCATAAAATGCACCCTAGAAAAAAATAGATTTTTTTATTTAGCAAAACATTATTAATTGTATTTAGGAATTAATAATTTATTATTTTGTTTTTAAATAATTTTATAATATAGTTATATATATATAAATATGCCAACTCCCGAACAATATAACATCGCTTTTGAAAGAGAAAGACAAGGTATGTTAGATGCTATTGAGAAAGCGAAAGAAGCAAATGAAGCTGCGTTAGCATCAATTGCCAGAGGAAAAAAACGTATTAAAAAACTACGTAGAAAAGGAACAAAAGGAACAAGAAAAGGCTCAAGAAGAAGAGGCAGACGCTCAAGAAAACATTAATACTAAATTTTTCATAATATATATTTAATATTTTATTATATATATATATATAATTATGCGTAAAGTAACAAAAAAAAAACATAGAAAAGCAAGAACAAGAGCAACAGCAATAACAAAAATAAACATTAAACATAATAAAGGTAGAGGCCCAGAGGAAGAAGCAGATTATATAAAGGCTGTGGATAAAATTAAACAAATATTTGGTAAGAAGATACTTGAGAACGCAATGCTCTACGGTAAAGCTAAATATATTCAAAAATTAATAGATTTAATAAAGATGGAGAAATGTAAACATAGTACTAATATAAGCAATGAAGAACAAATTACTAAGATTTTACGCCCTGCTTTACAAGATTTGTTAATTTATATAAGAGATGATTATACTCTTGATGTTCCATTTATTGGAACTACTCGTCCTTTACAATTAGTCATTCCAAGAGTAGTAAGTGTTAATACAGTTCTTAGTCCTAAAAGAATAAATGACATATTAGCAATAGCAGAAAAAAACAAATATGTAGAAGACCAATTAATAGAAGAATTTATTCAAAATTTAACAGTGCTCAAAACAGGATTCAAAAGTTCTGTAGTTGTGCCAGACCTTCCATCTGCATCTTTACCTGCACGGGCATCTTTACCTGCGCGGGCACATCTAGAAGTACCTGCATCTTTACCTGCACGGGCATCTCTACCTGCATCTCTACCTGCATATCTACCTCCACCAGCACCACCTCCACCAGCATCACCTCCACCAGCATCACCACCACTTCCTCGTCCATCTTCATATAAATCTCCACGAACTTCTAAATCTCCACGTAAATCCGAATCGCCATATAAACCCAAATCTCCATATAGAGCTAAATCTCCGAATCCAGTTGCAGCAATAGGAGTACGAGTAGCAACAAAAAAAAACCCAAATGCAATTAGGGTTGATGCTGATAGTGTGTTAGTTATTAATAGACGTGGAGAAGGAAAGAATTATAAAAATACCAGACGCCACAAGTAACATTAATATTTAGCATAAAAAAATTGATTAGATTATAATATAATCTAATTTATTGAGCAAAAGCATAAAGCGAAAAGCTATGAACGAGCCAATTACTAAGTATTTGATTAACGCAATTTTGGAAAAGGAAACTATTAAAAACTTTTATGAAGTATTAACCAAATTACATTATCACAGTGAAGACGACTTACAATTAAAGACAAATTATGCTATAATTTTGTTTGTTGAAACCTTATTTTTAGATGAAAACAACGGTTACAAAGGGTTAAAACTACCTTATACATTAGAATGTCAACTTTATGAAGAATTAGCTAACTCTAAATTAGAAATATTTAATTATGCAACGTTTAAAGCATCGGCTCATAATGATTTAGTTGGATTACGTTCGCTTATTGATGACTTTAAAAAAAATACTTGGACTCTGATTTTTGGTTATTATGTGCACAATAAAACATTAGATTTATTAATTAGCAATGATGATTGCTTTGACATTAAAAAAAAAATATATGCTAGCATTTGTAGTCTTAAAGAAGAAACAGAACTATGCACTAGTTGTAAAGACGAAGACGAACATAAAGGCGAAGAAGACGAATGTTCTATTTGCTTACATGTTATGGACCCGTCTAGCACTATTACAACTTTGTGCGGTCATACTTATCATAGAACATGCTTATATCCAATGTTTGATGAGGCTGTTAAAAAGTATTCAAGTAAACCAAAAATTAGTTGCCCATTATGCAGAGCAGATGTTTTTATAAAGGCGAAGTTATCATTGATGGAAATAACACATTATTAAACAAAGCAAAACGAAAAAAAAACATTTTTTTTATGAAAAATAAGAGACAAAAGACATTAGCAATAGTCTCTAACTAAAAGGAGCACGACATAATGGGCACGGAACACACGTTTTGCAACTATTTTCTTTTTGCTCTAAGAACACACGCTTACAATCGGCTAAACATCTGTGATGATATATATGTCCGCACTCAGTTTTAACACAAACAGGATTTTCTGAATTATTCTCCAAACATATAGAGCAAGCCCAACCTAGTTCATGCTTAATGTCGATTGCTAATACTTTCAATAACACAACATCTATATTGTTAGTGCGCTTAGACATATGAGGCAAGTTATATTGTGTCGACATAGTCCGACTGCTAAACCACGAAAAAGGACGGTCAAAGTCGCTTTCTATTAGGCATTCTCCGTGGTTTGTTACCCAGCTTTTTGCTTCGGCTGTCAAGTCGGTGTCCATATCCCAAAATTCTGAACTAGTCAAACGACTAAATGCGTCTTCTAGTTCATAAATTAAGTCATCTTCATTGACTGGAAAAGAAGGCATGTCCTGTTGTTCTAAACGCTCAATAGTTTGACGTCTCATTTCCTTAGTCACTACATTTCGAAGACAATGCTCAAACTTTGACATTTTATCTTCATCATACCACGAATGTGTTCGCACCCAACTATTCATAATTGCCTTCAAATCTCTTGAAAGCTTACTTAAATCAATAGTTTTTTGAATTTCTTCTACTATCTTAGCGATTTGATAATTTATGATAGACACAAAAGCAGAGTGTTCATACATTGTGTTAATACGAATACTTTGCGTTGTTAGCCAATTATCCATACTCCAATTATCCATACTATCACTACTATCCATACTATCCATACTACGCTCAAAAGCAGTACCATCGTAATCATACAAAGCTCTAGCTCTAATAGTATCCATATTTTGTTTTGTTTTGCTTTGCTTTGTTTTGCTTTGCTTTGTTCAGGCTAATAATTAGCTAAATAAAAAATCATTTCAATTTTAATTAGCATAAAAAAAATATATAAAGACACAATACGCTAGTCTTTAATTAACGTCAGCACGACACAACGGGCACGGCATACAATCCTTGTAATAATTTTCCTCGCGTTCAAAGTATGAACGCTTGCACTGCTCCAAACAACCCCGATGGAATATGTGCGCACACGCAGTTTTAACGCAACTAGGGTCTTCTGTGTCATCATCCAAACAAATAGGGCAATCCCAAGGTTCTTCATGCATGAAGTCATATGGCGCTAGCTCTAAATCGACGTTCTTGAGATGCCTAGGAACATGAGGCAAATTATAATGCGTCGTCCTTGATTCATTGCAAAACCATGCGAAATTATGATCGTAGTCACATTGCAAAACGTGGTCACTGTATTGTTGTGCCCACGAAATCGCGTAGTTTGTCAATCGAGGAGCTGTCTCCCATTCCATGAGTTCCATCCAACGTGATGTCCGTTCCACTGCATCATAGAAATGACCTTCATTGAGAACTCCGTCTTTTAACACCGCCCTCTTTGCCTGTAAAAAGGTAGTCATAAACACTCTAATTTCATCAGCCACCGCAGCCTCCAAACAACACTCAAACTTTGCCACATAAACCTCGTTGTACCATGAGTGAGTTCTTATCCAGCAATTCATGACGGCCTCCAATTCTCTGGGAAGTTTCCGTACGTCAAACCTGCGTTGGATAGCCTCTACTGCTTCATCGCCTACATTGTTGATTCTTGTCCGTAGCAGAACGTCATCAATAATAAGATCGCCAAACAAGCTCCGGATCTCGGCAAACATAGTGCTCTTCTTTGCTCTCTATATATAAGCGCTAGGCTAGCAATTAACTAAATAAAAAATAATTCAATTTTAAAAAAGTATAACAACATATTTTTTATTTTTATTTGTAAGAAAAAAAATATGCAAATCACACAAGACACCTTTAAAGAGTTTCAGCACGGCACAAGAGTTTCAGCACGGCACAAGAGTTTCAGCACGGCACAAGAGTGCCAGCGCCCACAAGAACCAAACCAATCTCTTCCTGTTCCTGGTCCTGGTCCTGGTCCTCTTCCTGCTCCTGGTCCTCTTCCTCTTCCTGGTCCTCTTCCTGCTCCTGGTCCTGCTCCTCGTATTCTACAGGCTTAGGACGATGAGGCATAATATGACCCACCACTTCATTTACACAGTCGTAATACTGAAAATATCCACCGTCCCCGCCCTCTATCAAGCGACCCTCATCATGCTCCTTTACCCAATGCAAAGCCTCAGCCTCCAGCTCAGCACCCATGGTAGGCCAATATTCTTCCTTATAATAATGCAAACTATTTGACGCGGTGCACAAGGCATAAAACAAATCCTTTTCCGGGTATACTAGTCCACCCTCCTGAATCATCCACTCTGACAAAAGGTCAAACACCCGAGTCTTCAGCTCCCGAGACACGACTTCCCACAAACACTTCTCAAACTTTGCCCCTCCGTCGTCGTCATACCACCCAGTTCTTGCCCACATATTCATAATCTCGAGCAACTTTTCAGGAAGATGCGCAATAATCACACGACATTGAATACCCTCCATCGCAGAAGCAATAGCGTCCTTGACCATCTTGTCATGCTCAATGTTGGTCATCAACTCCATAATCACTTGAGCACTCATAGTCGCTCTCTCTCTATATAAATGCTAGACTACCAATTAATTAAATAAAAATCAATTCAATTTTATAAAAACATAACAACATTATTACTTTTATTTTGTAGAATCTATACTATCCATTTCAATGTCTAGACTAGCAACCTCTTTATTGAGCAAAGATTTGCTATTTATGAATTTTTTTTCATCAAGTAACATTTTTATTGTAATAATTACAATTACTTCTTCTACTAAGACAGAAAATAACGCAATATCTATTTGTGTTATGCTAATTAATAATGTAAAAATACGCCTAATATTATTTATTAAAAACATAGTATTTGCGTAAAAATATAATTGTGCTTTACTAAAGTCAGCTATTTCTTTTTTATCTGGATTATAAACATTCATATATAATATTGGGTCTCCAAATTCTTGAATAATAACTCTAATTATATCATTTACAAATATTAATGTTAATAAACTATAATATTTTGGCATAGTATTAATTTGTACGCTTATAAATATAAAATCATCATTTGGTCCAAAGCGAAAATATGTAGATTGTGTAGTAAAATCTGTTATATAAAATCCTATAAATACTACCAAACAAGTATTTAGAAAAAGACATAGTCTAACTTTATTTAATTGATTCATTAGACTTGTTATAAAATTTTTTCAGCTACTAATATTAAGTTTAAAATTTTAAATTGTTTCTTATAATAATAATAATAATAATAAAATAAAAAATTAAAATTAAAAAAAGTTGATAATTCGAATGATTAAGCTATTTACCATGCCAGTCATAAGCGCTAGGAGGAGGAATATGACGAACCATTGTTCGCATTGTTGACCTACAATCACAACTACACCTATTCAGGTCCATCAGGCGACGCCAATTGTTGTTATTGCACCAAGCAATATAGTCATCGGTTTCAAGAGTGTTTAGAGCAATTTCTTGCTCTTTTGACATAGTCCTAGCATCTAAGTCCGCATCATAAGCATAAGACAACGGTTTATCGCTTTGATGTCTTGGACAGCACTCACAACTCGCTAAAGCAGCAAACAATTTTTCTTTTGTTTCAGTGCTTTGCTCATCCATATAAACAGGTCCTCTACAACAAGGGCAAGTAATTAATCCACATAATGAACCCTTATTGCTTGCAGAAGTCCATTGTTGTAAACATGCTTTATGAAATATGTGCCCACATGAGGTAATAAGTCTTCGCTTAATTCTTCCTGAAATACAACCATCGACTTCAATAGCTCCATCATTGTCTTCTAAACATATATTACAAGTCACAATATCATCAATCATAAAACCACAAAAAGGAGGCAATAGTGTAGTCAACTTGGGCAAAGGTTTGAGTTTAGTTTCCATAGTCAGTTTCAAACTCATAATTTAAGCTTTTTATATAGTTATAAGTTGCTATTATATATATAAAAATAAATCAATTTTTTTCATATATATTATCCGTTATTATGGGTTAATATATGTTAAAAAATAAATAATATCTTCATAACTCAGATTAATATTAAAAGCATTTCTATAAATTTTATAATCGTATGGTAATTCAATAGTAGTTGCACATTTATTTATAAAAGTTATACAGCCTGCACCATCTAATTTTTTATTAAAATCTAGCTTTGTTGTTATTAATGGTAAATTTGTTGTTTCATCAAGTGCAACTATTAATTCACTAATAGATGCTGGTTTTTTAATTGTGCATTGACCTAAATAATTCGACGTTAATATATTAAGATTATAATTTTCTATATTACTAATACTATTTGCAATAAAGTTTATATATATTTCCTTTACTTCGTAACTATTTATTTTATTATTGTTGTAATCAATTACTAAGTTATGCGCTAAATCATATAAATAAGTAAAATTATTATTATTATTATTACTAATTGAAGCAACATATGCCACGCACCCAGAAGAGTAACAATAAATAGGTTTGTTAGCTATATGAGCTATTTTATTATTTTGTAAATATCCATAATAATACCAAAATCCAGAAAATCCTCCCCCTCTAATATATACACAATCGCTATTATTAGTATTAGTATAAAACAAAGCACCAAGTAAAATTAAGATGGTTGTTAAAATATGCTTTAGTGTCATTTAAAATATAAATAGGATTTACTATTTAAGTATTATTTAATATTTATTTTCTCCAATAAGCTATTATTATATATCAAATTACCAGAAGGTTTATATGTTTTAATATCTTTATAATCCTTGGTACTAGCATTAGTTTTAATACTTTTATTATTAGAAAATAGCATATGTTCGCTATTTATTGCTGACGTATTTGCACTACTAGCACTATTAACACTAGTTTCTTCATTTATAATATTACCATTTTCATCAATAGAGTTTCCGGTTCTTTTCTTTATTTCACTTCTAACATAACTAGGAACCCAATGTTTCCAGCTTATAAATAGCAAATTTGGGTGTGTATATCTTACAATAAATCCATTTATTCTCAATTTTTCAATAACATAGGCAGTACAATCTCTATGGTCATATTTAGGAACCCCTAAAATCATTTCGGGCATAACATACCAACAGCAGTTTTCATTTAACATATTTTTGGATATATATTTAATTTTATTATGTATTCTTATTAATATATTATTATAATTTTTTAAGACATTCAAGTCTTGTTGCTGTTTTTTGCTATATAATTCGTCAATATTTAATTTTAAAGAAGAGTCTTCGCTATCTATTTTATTTGAAAAATTATAAAAAATATCATTAGACATACTATTTTTTTAAATTATAATAATATTAAAAAATAAGTAATTAAGCTCATTTTAATAACTTTATATAAATATATAAGTATAAGTATAAAGTTATATAAAAAAATATAAAAATATATATAAATAAATAATAATAATGACAATTAAACACTTGATTTTGACGGGTGGTGGTCCTATTGGATTTGTTGAATATGGTGCTTTAAAATATTTAGCAACCAACAATATTATTAATTATAATAATATAGAATCTATATATGCTGTGTCTATTGGTGCCTTTATGGGTTTTATATATATATTAAAATTGGACTGGTTATGGGTGGATGATTTTTTAATTAAAAGACCATGGAACAAATTAGTTAGTTTTTCTTATACAAATTTACTATATGAAAAAGGTATAATAACTAGAACTGCGGTAGTCAATGCATTAGAGCCGTTATTTTTAACCAAAAATATACCGTTGTCTATAACACTATTAGAGTTTTATAATTTAACAAAAATAGAGTTTAATATATATGCTTGTAATTTTACGAGCTTACGACAAAAAAAATTTAATCATATTACTACGCCTAATATAATGTTAATTGATGCTTTATATGTATCGTTAGCGATTCCATTAATATTTGCACCGCTAATTATTGATGATTGCTTTTACTTAGATGGAGCTATAATACAAGGCTGTCCTATAAATAATTGTATTGCTGAAAAACTATGCGACCATAGTGAAATTTTATGCTTTATAAATGACAAAACTCAGCCAATTGACTTATCTAATGTTTATCATGCTAATACCACTAATATTAACAATATTAACAATATTAACAATATTAATTTTTTTAAATATTTTTATTTATTGTTTAATGCTTGGTTTATGAACATATCAAACATAGAAAATGAAATAATTGTTCATATAAAAAATAGTATAAATGTTGCTTTAATTCATAATGGTGCAAATTTGAAATATTGGTATTATATTTTAAATACGGATTCTGAGAGAACACATTTAATAAATTTGGGAACACTACAAGCTAAAAAGTTTATTAGCAATTTAGAATTAGAAAATGACCCTAGTAACTCAGAAGTTGAAACACAAGCTGTTAATAACTTAGTAGATAGAAAAATTTTATATGTATTAAATACTTATTTTAAGTCTGTGTCATATATATTTTATATTTATTTTATAGTTATTTTATATATATTTAATATTAATATAAAAATATAAAAATATAAAAATATAAAAATATAAAAATATAAAAATATAAAAATATAAAAATATAAAAATATAAAAATATAAAAATATAAAAATATAAAAATATAAAAATATAAAAAATTATTATCATTTAATAATATTATTAGTATTATTAAATGACAATAGTTAAGCATTTAGTTTTCTCAGGAGGTGGTCCTATTGGATTTGTTGAATATGGTGCATTAAAATATTTAACTGAGAAAAATTTTCTTGACTATAAAAATATAGAATCGATTTATTCTATATCAGTTGGAGGTATTATAGGTTTAATTTATATATTGAATTACGATTGGACATGGATGGATGATTTTTTAATTAAGAGACCTTGGAACAAATTATGTAATATTTCTTATAGTTCATATATTAATATATTATATGAAAAAGGCATAATTAATAAAAAAGTCATAATTAGCGCACTAGAGCCATTATTTTTAGCTAAAAATATACCGCTAAATATTACACTATTAGAGTTTTATAATTTAACAAAAATAGAGTTCAATATATTTGCTTGTTGTTTGAGCAACTTAAAGCAAACCAAATTTAACTATATTACTACTCCAAATGTTGAATTAATAGATGCTTTATACATATCTTTAGCTGTTCCAATAGTTTTTGCACCATTATATGTTAATGAGGACCTTTATTTAGATGGTGGTATAATAGTTGGCTGCCCTATTAATCTATGTATTGCAGACAAAGAATGCAATAATGATGAAATATTTTGTTTTATGAATGATAAAATGCATCCTATTGACTTATCTAACAGCTTTTATAATAAATATTCGGAAAATACTAAAGCCAATAATGTTATATCTAAAGAGGCTAATTTTTTCGAATATATATTTTTTCTTATTAAAAAGTTGTTTGTTAAGATTTCAAATGTCGAAAATGATATTGTTACTTATATTAAAAACCATATTAATACCGCATTATCATATAATTCTATTGATATAAGCTATTGGTTTCAAGTTATGTCTTGTGAAAAAGAACGATGTCATTTAGTAAATTTAGGAAAAATACAAGCAACGAATTTTCTTAATAAATTAGAAGAAGATGCACTAAAAGAAACTAGACGTGATGAACAAATTGCTACTTTAGTTAATCATGAAGGAGAGGCAGAAGCACATGCAGAAGCACAGGCAGAAGCACAGACAACCATAACCATAAGCATAAGCATTAGTAATCAAGAAAAAGAAGAAGGAACAGGAGAGGCAGAACCTAACACTAGCTCTTTAACTAATCAAGAAGAAGAAAGAGAAACAGACTCTAAGTCTTCTTTTTAATAGTCGATTCTAAAAATTGTATTAAATTTTCCTTAGTTGGTTTAGCATCATAATCATATACTTTTCCTTTATATATTAATTTTATGGTTGGATAACCTTGTATTTTATACTTAGTTGCCATAGCTGTATTTTCATCACAATCTATTTTAGTTACTGTAATTTTATAGCTGTTTTCAGCATTTAATCCATTAACATAGTCTTCAAATTTCTTAATTTCTGGCATAGATTGCTTACAATAAGGGCACCATTGTGTATAAAAATATAATACTAATACATCATCACTATTATTGCCTTTTTTATTAATAAATTCTTTATTTACTTGATGTTTCTTATTTATTAAATTCTTGATAAAATATTTATATACATATAGTGCTACTAACAAAAATAGTGCTACTACAACTAATAGTAGTATCAGCTTTTTCTTGTCTTTTGCGCTATTTACAAAATCATCTTTGAATTTTACTAAATAACTATTCAAAATCTTTGAAATGTTTTTAAACATATTTATTTATATATAATAAATAATTAATTATTTTATATTTAACATAATAAATAAATTATTATATTAACTAATATTATTAAGTAATACTATTTAAAAATATGATAAATACTAAAAATACTAAAAAAAATACTAAAAATACAAAAAATACTAAAAAAAAAACAAAAAAGCTTATGATTTATAATACTAAAGATTACAGTAGCGGAGATGGTATGTTAACAAGTATATGGGGGCCTAGTTTGTGGCATTATTTACACGTAATGAGTTTTAATTATCCAATTAAACCAACTAATTTACAAAAACAAAAATATAAACAATTATTGCTTAATTTTCAGCACACATTGCCTTGCAAATATTGCAGAATAAATCTTAAAAATAATTTTAAAAAGTTTCCACTAACAGATACTATTTTTAAAAACCGCAATAATTTTTCGCGTTATATTTTCAATTTGCATGAACAAATAAATAAAATGTTAGGAAAGAATTCGGGGCTAACATATTGCGAAGTGCGTGATAATTATGAAAATTTCAGATCCCGTTGCACTATTGAAAAATCTAAACTATTTAATTATACAAAAAAGAAAGAAAAAGAAAAAGGTTGCACGACACCATTATATGGAAAGAAATCTAAATGCGTAATAAATATTGTTCCTCAAGAGAAAAAATGTAAAACATTTAAAATAGATAAAAAATGCTTTAAGCATAAATAAATTAATTATTTTAATTAAAATAAATAAAATAACTAAAATAAATAAAATAATTAAAATAAATAAAATAGTTATATATGTTATAAATGCATAAACGTTCCCACTCAAGAAAAAAAAAGCGTATTAACTTCGCAGCGTTCTCTAAGAAAAAATTAATCAAGTTTATAAAAAATCTTACACGAAGAACAAGTAAAAGATTTAGAAAGTTTGGAAAACAAAAAGGAGGATGAGGAGAGATGCCTGCTTAAATAATTTAAACAGGTGTTATAAAAAAATAATACATACTATGAAAATATTATGATTAATCTAATTTATTAGAGTCATAATGTTTGAGAAAAATGTATATAACAATTATTATTACTATTTAAAGATATAAATAGAAATAATATTTAGCTAATATTTAGCTAATATTTAGCATTAATATAGTTTATTTAGGTTCCAAATGTGCTAAAGTCTGCTAGCACAGGTCTTGGTAAAAAGGCGTTATTTATACCTTGCTCATAATTTGGAACTTTCTTACATTCAAAATTGCTTTCTGGGCATCTTTGTGGTGGAGGACACGGAGCGGTAGTTTCTTTATAAACGGTCTTTACTTTAGTATGATTGCTAGAGTCATCCACATTTTTGGTGCCTATATTTTGCGATAATAGATTACCATCTGGGTCAAATTTAAACACATCCTTCATAGATGTGTTATTAGTGTTTAATGTGCTAGTGTCTTTTGCTGAAACACTAGGTATTTCTTTAGTTGCGGAAATAGCGACATCACTATTTAAATATGAATTTTTAGCCATCATAGGTGTTACTTGTGGAGCAAATAGTGTTTCGGCATATTCTAACGGATTCATAGTATTTACAGGATTTACAATTGGATTTGACGGTAAATTCATAGCGGTTTCAAAATTATTGTATATAGGCGGAACATAGCTAGAACCGAAATTGCCTTTGTTCAATAAATATAAAAATAGCTCATCATTCATATCTTGCGTTCCATTAGCCTTTCCAAATAGCCCTGAAAAGTTTATATCACCAATTGAGGCTGATGCACTTGCAGGCGTTGTATTTGCTGACGATTCTACTATTAGTGTAGTTTCTTTTAAAGCGATTGTTTGAAATACTCCTGATTTAATAATGTCTACATTATTAATTCTCATATTAAAACTCGATAATTTGTTATTAGATAAATCATATAAATTTCCTGAGTTTTCAAGCATTAACATATACATACCGCAAATGTCTGTAGGTGAGCTAGCCGATTTTAGTGTTGCAGTTACATCTAATATAACACTGGGCTTAACATTATATAATTGCACAGAACTATTATCTTTAGTGTATCCTATTAATGCCTTGTTAGCTATAAAATAATTCTTTAAACTTGACACGATTCCCGATTTAAAGTGGTCCTTTGTAACAGTTTTAACCGGGTCCATAATTATATTTTCAACATAATAATTGTAAGCTCCATTATTTAATTTATAATAGTTATAACTAGAGTCGCTACTTTCTGGAATAATATTATTGGGGTCAATCCTATTTGATATAAATGTTTCTTTTATATTTTGCATATTAATATACACAATTGTTGATAATATTACAATTATTAATAACATAATTATTAATAAATTTTTTTTAAAATTTAGAGCCATATTATTTTATTATAATATAAATATAATAAAATTTCTATATAATTTTAAATGTTAAAAAGAATTTCTATATAATTTTATTTATATTTTTCATCCCAAATAAATTTATAAGTTTCATATAATGCATATAAAACACCTAAAACTAATAAAATACCAATAGTTACTAATATTATAATTAGTAATATGAGAAGAACTTTTAAAAATATTATAAAATTTTTTTTAAAATTGCGAAAACTCATTTATTTATTATTATAATATAATAAAATTTCTATATAATTTTAAATGTCAAAAGCGAAAAATTCTAAACTATGCCTCGAAAAAAAATATAATAATACTAGTGCTATTATAGAAATTGGTATAGATGAGGCAGGAAGAGGACCGCTATTTGGCAGAGTTTATAGCGCGGCTGTTATATTACCTGACAACAGTGAATTTAACTATGAATTATTAAAAGACAGCAAAAAATTTACATCTGAGAGCAAAAGAATTGACGTTGCTAACTATATACAAGCTAATGCACTATTTTGGGCAGTAGCTTATGAAGATGAAAAAATCATTGATTCTATAAATATTAGGCAAGCAACTTTAAGCGCTATGCACAAAGCAATTAAAACAATTTTAAACAGCTATTATGAGAAAAATGGTAAATTATGCTCAAATGAAATGTGCTATTTGTTGGTAGATGGCAACGATTTTAAAGCCTTTACTTATTATTGCGAAACATCTAATATTATTAAACAATTAAATCACGTTTTGGTTGAAGGCGGAGATAATAAATATTGCTCAATTGCTGCTGCATCTATATTGGCAAAAGTAGAACATGATAAATATATTAAAGAGATGTGCGCTAATTTTCCTAAATTAGACACTTATTATGGACTTTTAAGTAATAAAGGTTATGGAACTTCTAAACATATTGAAGGAATAAAAAAATATGGAATTAGTAAATGGCATCGTGCTACATATGGATGTTGTAAAGAAGCAACAATAAATGAAGATGAAGATGGCGATTTTTATAAGAATTAGGTATTAAATAGACTCGTGACGCAGACGCCGTGCCCAGGAAGTTTTGAATTCTTTGATTTTTTGATTGTTTTTTTGCTTCTTACTTTTTAGTTCATTATTAATAAGTAATAATTTTAGCAGTTTGTCTTGCTTAGTGCATATATTGTTAATAGCCGTTTTAATCTCATATAGATCATTGCTTAATTTTTGCTTCTTTGAACTTTGCTTTTTCTTAAAGCTAGCATAGTTTTTTTCGTAGTTAGCATAATTAAAATTATCTAAACTATAATCAGTGTTAAATTTAATAGGCTCTTCTTTGTCTTTGTCTTTGTCTTTGTCTTCGTCTTGGTCTTGGTCTTCTAGCTCATCATTATTATAAAAACATTCTTCGTCACTGTCATAGTCTGAGTCACAAGTTGAATAATTTTGAAACTTCTTATTGTGATTAACTAAAACACTAGATTTGTCTTCTGTGTATGGACTAAATTGAACTTCCCAAAAATTAGGGTCATCATATACAATTAGGCCTTTCTTATTTTCAATAGAGCTATAGAAATTGCGAGCTCCTTGATTACTATAATAATAATCAATTTCAATCAATGCAAAACCGTAAGGGCATCTATCTTCAACATAGTATTCGGGTTCGCAGTGTTTAAATACTTGCACTTTTTTTACTTTAGCAATATTATAATAATCAAAATATTTAATAATAGTAGGAATATCTTCAACCACAACATAATCAGGAATATAGAGAGTGGTGTTAGAAAACATATTTATTTCTTATAATTAGTTGCATAAATAGTTATAAGAAATCAATTTTTTTAATTAAAATTAAAAAATGCCCTTTTTTTTGAGTGTTACTTTTTATTGTTTTTTTGCTTTTCTTGTTTGTCTTTTTTTCCTATTTTTTTTTATGCTTCTTTTATTGTTTCTTTTATTGTGCTTTATTGTTTTAGCACCTCCTAAATATTGCGAAACTGCTATGTTAGATTCGCTTTGTTGTGTTACTGGCGCATTTACTGGTGCAGTTTCTTGTCTTGTAACTGGCGCACTTAGTCGCGCTTTTTTTTTCATAACATTAATTTCATTAACGCTATCTGTTAATATGCTATTCAATGTTTTAAATAGTGTTATATGTAAATCTAGTAATATTATTTCAGTCTTTTTACTGAGTTCGCTAATATACTTATATGTTAAATTGCTATTTAAGCTTATAATATTTCCCGTTTTTTTATCAAACATAAAGAGCTCTTTAACAATATTATTATATAAATTAGCACGAGAGTCAAAGTAATTCTTTGTCATTGTTTTTAAATGTGACTTGAACGCATTAAAAAATTTGAAATTAGCAAATTTGTGCTGTGACTCTGAATTATAATAACTTACTATTGTGTCTCTATTTTCTTTATTTAAAATAGTTCCTAATAGTTTGCGCTTTGTTTCTATAATTTTATTAAATGGTTCGTGCTGTTTATCTACTTCATCTATAAACATTGTGGCTTCCTTGCTTTCAGTGTCACTTGTTTCTAGTTGTATAAATTTAAAATTGTCATCTCTAAAAATCAGGCAACTTTCTCCTAAGAAATCTAATTCAAATATTTTTGAATTAGAAATGTGTTGTAAAATTTCGGGTATTTTGGCTCCTAATGTTTCATTAGTCATGTTACTTACACCTTTAGTTAAAAAGCTAACATTAAAATTAGTTGGGTCTAGTTGTTCGTCTTTGTTATTTTCAAATAATATAACAAATATTGAATAAAATATATTGCTAGACAATTGCAGTTTTTCTTTTTCTTTTTCTTTACTCAAATTTGGATCTGGATTTGTTTCTGTGCTTAACCCTGTTATTGACGGTGACGCTGGGCTTAATCCACTAGCTACATTATTAGTAGTTACAATTGATGATTCAGTTTTCTTACCTAATAGTGTATTAAACATATTGTAAAACACACCGCCTCCACTTTGAGTATCAGGGTTTTTATATTGCTCTATAGGAGGGAGAGGGACTGCTCTTCCATAAGGGTCATATGTTTGAATATGAGGGAGTGCTCTTCCATAAGGGTCATGTGTTTGAATAGGAAGGACTGCTCTTCTATAATGGTCTTTTGTTTGAATAGGAGGGAGTGCTCTTCCATAATGGTCTTTTGTTTGAATAGGTTCAGGTTTTTCATAAGGCTCAGGTGTTTTATAAGGGTCATGAAAAGGATCAGGTATTCCGTAAGGGTCAATAACAGGTTCTTGAACAGGGTGTATAGTGGGGTGTATAGTGGGGTCAAGAGGAGGTTCTTGAACAGGGTCAAGAGGAGGTTCTTGAACAGGGTCAAGAGGAGGTTCTTGAACAGGGTGTATAGTGGGGTGTATAGTAGGGTCAAGAGGAGGTTCTTGAACAGGGTCAAGAGGAGGTTCTTGAACAGGGTGTATAGTGGGGTGTATAGTAGGGTCAAGAGCATGTTCTTGAACAGGGTCAAGAGCATGTTCTTGAACAGGGTGTATAGCAGGGTCTATAGTGGGGTCTATAGGTGTAAGAGGTTCAATAACAGGCTCTTCAGTATTTTCTTCGGTCTTTTCTTCAATAATCAATGAATCATAAATATTGAAAGTTTGATATATACTTTTAACAATAATATAGAGTTTGATAAAGCTCAGAGAGATTATTTTGCATAACAATCTTTTTTTATTAAGTTGTGCAATATCAGAGCTCGATTTTTCTAAATTGTGTTCATCTAATATTTTTTTCAAGTCTTTTAAATCAAAAAAATACAAAACTTTATCCTTGTAATTTATTTTAGAATTTCCTTCACTAACATCTATGTCATAGGGAATATTAATCCTATTAAAATATTTTTCAAAAATATCGCTTGTTAAAATATATAAGTCTTCACATTCATTGCATTTAGATTTACCAATTGGTATATTAGGGTCACCACTTTTATAGTCTTCAAAATCCGAAACAAACGTTAATAATAAATTTGAATTATTTAAAAAAAATGTAAACTTTTCATTCACAAAACTATTAAGTTGGTCGTGTGTTTTATTTGAACTACTAAAAAAATCTACTATATTTGTTAAGAAACTCATAATATATACTTATATATTATAATATATAATATATTATTAAAATACTATATTAAAATACTATATTAAAATATATAATTGAAACAAAATAAGTTTAAAAGTAAATTATTAAATAATTGAGAGAATAAATGTCACTACAGTTAAATGTTGATTCGATTTTAAATAATATAAATAAAGCACAAAAATCGAATAAGCAAGAAACACGGAAAAATAAATTAAAGGAAAATTCAAATAAAAAGCTATGGACTATTTTTGATGAAGAATATAAAGAAAAGCCTGACTTTGAATGTGTTTATACAAAAGAAAAAGACATGCTTACAAGCGATAATATGTGTGCTAATTGTGAGAGTTCGTTGTTTATTGGAGAAGATGGATTTTTAACATGTTCTAATGTGTGTTGCGGTCTTATTTTTAAAGATAATTTGGATCAAACTGCTGAATGGCGGTTTTATGGTGCAGATGATAACAGTCACTCAGACCCAACACGTTGTGGAATGCCTATTAATCCGTTATTACAAGAGTCGTCTTATAGTTGCAAAGTGTTGTGTCCGGGCAAATCAAGCTATGAAATGCATAAAATCCGCAGATATACCGATTGGCAAGCTATGCCATATAAAGAAAAGTCGCGCTATGATGAATTTCAATTAATTTCAAATATATCTCAAAATTCGGGCATTCCAAAAATTATTATTGATGAAGCAATGCGCCTTCATAAAAAAATATCGGAAACAAAGACTTATCGCGGTCTTAATCGTGATGGAATTATTGCTGCCTCAATTTACATTTCTTGCAGGATTAATAATTATCCGCGCACAGCCAAAGAAATAGCTGACATATTTAATTTAGACAATGCGAGTGCTACAAAAGGCTGCAAAAACGCTCTTACAATTATTAATGAAATAGAACACAATAGTAATTTAAATGAGGACATTACATCGCTAAGTCAAACAACACCGTCATCATTTATTGAGAGATTTTGCAGTAAATTAAATATTAATAATGAGCTTACCAACTTGTGTAAATTTGTTGCTTTTAAAATAGAGCAATTAAAATTAATTCCTGAAAATACACCGCATTCAATTGCTGGAGGTATTATATATTTTATATCGCAGGTTTGTAATTTAAATATTACAAAAGCATCAATCAATAATGTTAGCAAAATTAGCGAAGTTACTATTAATAAATGTTATAAAAAGCTTGAAAATTATAAGACTATTTTAATTCCTGAAATCATTTTGAAAAAATATAATTAGGGGGTGTTTTTAAGCTAGTAACTAACTAAAATTTAGTAATTAGTTTTTAAATAGTTTTTTTTTATTGTTTTTTATTGTTTTTTAATTGTTTTTAATTTAACATAATAAATTTAACATAATAAATTTAAATATAGTTTATTATATTAATAAATATGGATTTAAAAATTCCAAAGCTAATTTTTATTATTCCTTATAGAAATCGCGAAAAGGAAAAGAAGCATTATTCTATATATATGAAATACATTATGGAAGATTATGATAAAAATGATTATGAAATTTATTATAGTCATCAAACAGATAATCGACCTTTTAATCGGGGAGCTACTAAAAATATTGGGTTTATTGCTATGAAAAACAAGTATCCGCAAGATTATAAAAATATAACATTTGTTTTTAACGATATTGATACGCTACCGGCGCTAAAGAATACTTTTAACTATATTACGACCGCAGGAACAGTTAAGCACTTTTACGGATATCAGTTTGCATTAGGTGGTATTTTCTCCATAATAGGTAGTGATTTTGAAAAATGTAATGGGTTTCCTAATAATTGGGGCTGGGGATTAGAAGATAATGCAATGTATGATAGAGTATTATTGAATGAACTAAAAGTCGATAGAACGCAGTTTTTTGCTACGAATTCTAAAGAAGTTATTCAAATTTATGATACTCCGCATAGATTGATTAATAATAATGAACCCAACAATTATATTAGCAAAAATTTGAGAGATAACTTGAATAGCATTTATGAGTTAGATTACAGTATTGAAAGCAATAATGATAATAATAATATATTAGAAGGTCAAAGTATAGAAACCTATAAAATAAGTTATATTCCTCAAAATGAATTTATTATTAACATAGTTAATTTTAGAACACTCGTAAATCCGGCTAATGAAATCTTCTATAATCAAAATACATTTTACGACTCTGGCCTAAGACCAAATATATATGAAGACAATGTTAGACGTAGCAGATGGGGACTAACCTTTAAACATGTGTAATTAATATTACTCTTTATATTGTTTTTTATATTGTTTTTTATATTGTTTTTTATATTGTTTTTTATATTGTTTTTTATATTGTTTTTTATATTGTTTTTTATGTTACTCTTTATGTTACTCTTTATATTGTTTAAAAAATCAATATAAAGACCAAAGCAAAGCAACGCTTTATTCCACAGTTACAACTTTTGCCAAATTTTTGGGCTTGTCTGGATTAATGCCTTTTGCAACAGAAATTATATATGCCAATTTTTGCAATAGCACTGTAAATAAGATTTCATTATAATAATCCAATTTATTAATTAGCATACAACTATGCTCTGCTATTTGCAATTCATTTATAACATTTTGAGAATTTGTTATTACAAATAAGTTTGTTTCTCGTCCAATTATTTCATAATATGTAGATTTCATATTATTATAATTAATAATATCATTACTATCAATTAATAGCAATGTTAAATTGGTGTTGTCTAATAAGGCAAATGGACCATGCTTTAAAGAACCTGCTGAAAATCCTTCACAATGAATGTAACACACCTCTTTAATCTTTAATGAACTTTCACACGCTACTGGATATAGCTTGTGCTTACCTAATATAAATATACTGCTGTAATTTTTAAGTATTATATTGTCTCTCAAAGCCGTTAGTTTGCTAGTAATAGAATTAGAAAATAGCATTTGCTTTAGCGAGTGCGAGAGAAATCTAAGACTGTTTATTTTCATATTATTATTATGATGATTATTAACAAACCACATACTTACTAAACTTAATACCACCAACATACTAGTAAAAGACTTTGTCGAGGCAACACTGATTTCTAGCCCCGCGTTTAAATATACACCACATTCAACCTCTCGCGCTAATAACGAGTCTACTTTATTAATTATTCCCATTGTTAAACATCGCTTATTTTTGCAAATCTTTAAACAATTGAAAACATCTAGTGTTTCGCCCGATTGAGACAAAAAAATACACATTAGTGTGCTATAATTTTTTATATTTGGTAAGCAATTTTCGGTAAATTCACACGCATTTATGCATTTTACAATTACAAACTTATTTAGCTCATTTAAATAAATCTCTCCCGCTAGCGCAGCATTATAACTTGTTCCGCAACCAATTAAGTATATATATTCTATATATGATGTTATATTAAGTATTTGGTCAAGACCCCCCAATTTTATGATGTTGTTGCTAATGCGACCACCATAATTATATGCCTTTTGTATTGTTTCGGGTTGCTCGTTTATTTCTTTCAACATCCAATGCGCATATTGATTTTTAGTATTCCATATATCTTTATAATCGCTATTTTCTATGCTATAACTAATATAACTAGTGTTAGCGCTAGTTTGACTTTCATTTGTTTCTAGTTCTAAAAATGTATAATTGTTATTGCTTATTTTTACCACACTATTGTCGTTTAATGCTATATAGTCTTGCGCTAGTCCGTTAAACCCATTTATTTCAGAAGAGCATAATATATAATTAGTATTGCTTGCTAATAATAATGGAGAGCCACGCCGTGACACATAAAATGTATCAATTTCCTTAGTATAAATAATTACTAATCCCCACGTCCCTTCTAACATTGAGAGAGTTTGTGTGAGACCTTCTTCAAAACTCGCAATATTATTAATATAATATTCTAGCAAATTGGCTATGACTTCGCTGTCGGTTTCGCTATAAAAAGTATAATTTTTCGAAATTAAAAATTCCTTAATACTTAAAAAGTTATTGATTATTCCATTATGCACTAATATTATTTCTCCATTATTAGAAATATGAGGATGCGCATTGGCATCCGTTTTTCCTCCGTGTGTTGCCCATCGCGTATGTCCGACTGCAAATTTTGAGTGTATGCTTGTCTTTAAATCGTTTTTGTTTATATTAAACTTGGTTTTCAAGAGAGTTAAACAGTCGTCTTTTGGTGTTGATGCTTTTTTTATTATGTCATAATTAGAAGTATTTTGATTATAATAGCATATGCCCATAGAGTCATAACCTCTATTTTGTATTAATTCGAGGCTATTAAAAATGTGATCTAAAGCATTGTCGTTTGTTTTTGAATATATAAATGTTATTCCGCACATTTGTTATTATATTATTAAATTAACTATAACAATTAATTTTAATATAATATTTTTTATAATATAATATTAATAATTTTGAAATAAAATTTTTTTATTGCTTTTAAGCAACACTAGTGAGAGATTGCGTATATGGATTATTTTTGAAGGCACTCAATAGTGACTCGTCTAGCCTAGCATTATTATAATTTAAATCATAACCTTGTTTTCCATTTAGTTCTCCAATAAATTCGGTTGAAGGTATAATACTTAGGCCGTTGTTAGTTACTAACGGTCTATTTTGTTGCATTATGTTATCATTTCGCGCAGTGGTAGAATTATTATAATTATTAAATAGCGACATATTGCCCTGATTTGCTCGTGACTCATAAGTCTTATTTACATTATTTTGTTGCGCATAAGCATTATTATAAAGTCGCTGACCCTGATTATTATTGCCACCTGTTCCAATATATTCCTTGTTTGTGGTGGTTCTTTGATTATCGTAATTTTGTTGCCCGCTAACTTTATAGCCGTCTCCTCTATAGTTTTGTCCTTGCACATTAACATAATTCAGATCTATTTTCTCGGTTGTCATCTCTCTATTTGTTATTTTTGTCTTGTCATTAGAATTAAATAAATGACCTTGCGGGGTTAAGCCATTAACATTTCCAGTTTCGCGTAAATTACCGATTACATTTTCTTTTCGTGTAGGCCTAAATATATCTAATAGCGGTGTAATTGCCGCTTTTGCCATACCATAAACTCCTCCAAATTCTTGGGTTTGTGGTTGTGTTGTTCTATTATTATGTAATATATTGTAAGACCCATAGTCTGACGGACTAGCATAGTTGGTTCCGGTGGCGCTTGCATTAGTTAATGGAAGAGCACTTAAATTTTGGCGCTTAGATTCTTCATAGTCCGGATTTGTGTATGTTGCTTGTCCGTTTTGTGTATTTGAACCCGAACCATAATATTCGCGAGTAGTGTCAATTCTATTTTCCATCGGAATTACTTGGGTGCTTCTAATCGGCGGTGCTTGTTCGACACCTGTTGTAGTAAACCAGCGAGTTGGTCCCGACTCAAATGATTTTTCTGGTAAATGTTTTTCAACAACGCCTATTTTAGTATTTGGACCTTGCATTTTAATAGGGTGTATAGCGGGACCTTGATGACCATTTAAATCAAAGGTGGTTCGTGGTTTGTTTTCCGCGCGTAAATCATCTACTGACTTAGGCATCCACGATTCGCGTGCCATCATACCCGAATTAAATCCGCCACCGCCTTCTATTCCACCACTATTTAAACCATCTGAATTTTGCGAACCGTAACCCAAGTTAAGACCAGGGCCAACTCTTTGCGGTTCCCATAATGTAACATTTGACATTTTCATAGATTCGTTCATCCGTGATTGAAAAAAATCACTATTATTAGGTGTTCCGTTGGGGTGGTGTGAATTTTCGTCGGGCCTAAATAATGGGGCTATTTCTGCTTTAGAAAAATTTTGACTGCCTGCGCCTTGTTTGGAGTCCATAATTGATTCGGTGTTATTTATGTCGACACTTGGACCCCTAATTTTGGCACCGAAATATGGCTGCATATTATTGTGCTTAAATTGCTGGGCTGTTGTTTGTTGGCCTGATAATAAATTCACGTTATTATATGCATTGTTACTATATGCGCTATTGTTATAAGCATTGTTATTGTTTGAGTCTCGATTTTGTAAATTAGCATTAGAAAATCCTTCGGCTTTTACACTATTAGCATTAGTAGGATTTAAAAACAAATCGCGACTATATTCTATTTGTTGTTGCGCTGAATTTTTAACACCAGATTTTTTCTCTTGTTCTGATAATATAAATATACTTCCAAGTACAATTATAGGTATAGCTAGTGCCGCCATATTATTTAATATTATATAATATTAAATAATATATTATATTATAGGTTTAAACAAGTTTCTAAATAATAAAATTTATATTGTGTAATTTTATTCATTTGTAATTCTTTTCTCTCTGTCAAAATTATTCATTAGTGAATAATAATCCTTTTGCAACATTCGCGAATTTATATTATTATGAAAAGGAATACATATATTTGCTTGAGGATTTAAATGTAAATAGTTAAAATTATTTGGAACATAATATTCATCATTTTTCTGATTAAAATTATTAATCTCTCTATATACCCAAGCTGGGTGCGATACACGCGATTGCCCTGTTATTTCACTATTATTGTTGTTACTATTATTTTGACTATAAATAGGATTATTATTTAAATAATCTACATAGTTATTTTCTTTTATGCTATCTCGATTTAGTTTTCTATGTAATTTAAACAATTCACTCTCTAAATCTGTTTTGTTTGAGGACAAATTTCCTCCCCATTTTTGTATTTTTACATATGGGTCGTTGAAAAATGTGGGGCTTGCTCCATTGCCTGGAACATTCATATTATAATTGCCAACAGTTGTAGACTCTTCTAAATACTTTTGAATTCTACATGGATCGTCAAAAAATCTAGTAAAAGCCATAACACTATAAATATATAATTAGTTTTTATTTTTTAAATAATTTTTGCAAATTATAAACTATAAACTATAAACTCGGAATATATTCTAATGTGTTATTATCATAAACTGTAACTCTAAATGTATCAGAATATCCTTCAACATATACTGTGTCTCCGCTATATACGTTATCACAACCTTGGCAAGAAGTGCAACTTTTATTTTTAAAGCGAACCGGTAATTTTATCATACCATTTTTATCATTCATTGTATAGAAGTTCCATTTATCTTTATTTGTAAATAATGGCCTACCTAACAACGGCAAAATTGTTTCTGGTCCATTTACGCGAGTTAATATTCCTATTTGTCTATAGTCTGTATTTACTGACTGAGTAGGCACATTAATAGCTAGTCTGGGTCCGTTAAAGTTTGAATTATTATAAATTCTATCGTCGCGCAACGGAGCGCTATAAGGGTTTAATAATACATCGTTTTCTTTATTACTATAGCCATTGCCTAAGAAAGGTGTTATATAAGAATTATAATTTCTATTAGCACTATTAGCGATATTAGCACCATAACTATTAGAATGCAAATTCGAATTTAAATTCAAATTTTTTGAATATTTAATATACATAAAATACAAAATTACAAAAATTAAAAAAGTAAAAAATAGTAATGTATAATTTTCTATACATAACATTCCAGGAGCACACTTTTTAGGCATATATATACTATATTATAAATTATAAATATATAATATAATATTATATTAGTTAATAGTAAATAAAGGTTTCTTAATCAACCAACTAATCGTGTAGGTGTACTTATTGCTACAGGTGCTGTAAGATTTAAGGAGGTGTTTATTGTTCCGGGTCGTGGAGTATTTGCTGGTTGTTCAATTGTTAATCCACGTTCAACCATTTTATCCATTATATACTTTTCACAAGGTGTAATATTATTGTCTTCTGTAGGCATCTTAGTTGTTAAATTTTTTCTAGTTGCTTCGCTTTGCTGTGCAACTGTTTGTCTTAAAGTAGTGTTATTTTCTTTGATGTTGTATTTGATAAATAGAAGCGTAAATAACAAATATATATAAGTTATTACATAACTAAACTTCTTAAATTTAATATAAAATAATAAGAGCAATACAAAATATATGAAGATTGCTATATAATTATTATTATGTAGATTAATATATAAAATGTAATACGAATGCATTATTAACGCATAAAATATCAGCGTATATAGGTTATATTTTTTATTATGTAACTTATTATTAATAATATATATAATATTATGTGGCATTATTATTTATATAAATATTTATTATTTATATAAAATATTTATTGATTAATTGATTAATTGATTATTGATTATTATTCTTGAATATCTGATAAATTTTTTGTAGCACTATTAAACATTCCTGTTAATTTATTTAAATCTAAGTTACCTAAAGAACTCATTGCGCTATTTAAAGCAGGTGTCATAGTTTTTAATTGTTTAATTAATTCATTTTGTTGTTTAATAAGATCTTTGGTATCTGTTGAAATTGAGTTGATTTTTTCTGAACCCATAATCTTTTCTAAATTATCATAAGCTTGTTCGACTTCTGTTGCTTTTCCTAATTGTTGCTCAACACTCTTTTTGCTTGGTGTATTAAATAAGGCAGGTGATAATTTTTGATTACCAAAATTTTGTTTTGGATTTTTCTTATTTGTTGTTTTTGTTGGTGCTGTGTTTGTATCTGTGTCTGCCTCTGTGTCTGCGTCTGTGTCTGTGTCATTTGCTTTCATTTTATTTAATATAGCATCTTCTGCTGTTTTTGTTTCTTTTCCTGTGCTTTTTCCTTCTTTGCCTTCTGCGCCTTCTGCGCCTTCTGCGCCTTCTGCGCCTTCTTTGAAACCCTCTTTTAAGCCAAATAAATTCTTGGACATAGATGCAATTGTTGTTACTATGAAAGAAGCACCTAAAACCAATATCATATTTTTTGTAAAGCTATACACAAGAGCAGCAGTTAAGAAAAACAACAACACAGCACTAAAATTCGATTTAGTTATATGTATATATAGCGAAAACAACGCTAATGCTGTTACTATAAATAGTATTACCTTATTATTGAGCAACTTATTATTGAGCAACTTATTATTACTAAATAATTTTCTATTATTTTTTCTCATCTTACTATTTGAATTTCTATTCTTCATGTTTATATATAATTATATAAGAATATAATTATATAATTATTATTTCTATTTATATAATTATATTCGCTATATATATAATTAACTTTTTATATATTTTCTCTAAATAGTATTCCGCAACTCCGCGATTTTACTTTCTAAATCTGTAATTTTATCAATTAGCTCTTTCACATTTATTTTACATTGCTTTTTTTCTAAACTACTTAAATATTCGAGAACTCTTAACAATGCTTCATTTTGGTGCTCCTTTATTTGTAATTTATTTTTTAAGTCTAAATTACGCTGTTCTACAATTTTTAAAAGGTCTTTTTTATAACTTGTATCTTTTTGCGGTATAAATTGCTTTAATTTTTTATATTGTTCAATAGCACTTTTTTCATAATCATCAGACTCTGCTAATAATGAGCCAACGTTTTTATCATACTTAGCAATAGAATCTCCAAAACTAAGAGCCATATAAATTATATATAGATGATTTTTTTATTACAAAAATATAGCTAAAATAATAAATTACTAAAAATTACAAAATTACAAAATTACAAAATTACAAAATTACAAAATTACAAAATTACAAAATTACAAATAAAATAAAATAATAAGATTTATTAAAATTATATAAAAATATAGACATATATTATTTAGAATGAATAAGAATTGCGTAGAGCCTCTATTACAAGAAGACGTTAATCGTTATGTTATGTTTCCAATTAAAGACCAAGACATCTGGAAAATGTATAAAAAACAAGAAGATTTGTTTTGGAGAGCAGAAGAAATTGACCTTTCAAAAGACAATAAAGATTGGGAGACGTTAAATGATGACGAAAAACATTTTATATCTATGATTTTAGCATTTTTCGCTGCAAGTGACGGAATTGTCTTAGAAAATTTAGGATTGCGTTTTATGGGCGAGGTTCAATTAAGTGAGGCGCGAGCATTTTATGGCCTGCAAATTGCTATGGAAAATATTCACTCTATTACGTATTCCACATTAATCGATACATACATTAAAGATAAAGAGCAAAAGCACAAATTATTTAATGCGCTAAATGAATATGATTGCATTAAGAAGAAAGGTCAATGGGCTATAAAGTGGATTAATGATAAGAAATCCAATTTTGCTACTCGCCTTGTTGCGTTTGCATGTATTGAGGGCATTTTCTTTTCTGGTGCATTTTGTGCTATTTATTGGTTGAAAAAGCGCGGACTAATGCCTGGACTAACATTTTCGAATGAGCTAATTTCGCGCGATGAAGCATTACATACCGAATTTGCGGTATTATTACATAGCAAATTAGAAAAGCCACTTAAAAAGCAAAAGATACACGAAATCATTAGCGAAGCTGTAGATATTGAGCTCGAATTCATTAACGATTCGCTTCCGTGCAGATTAATTGGTATGAATCAAGTATTAATGAAACAATATATTGAATTTGTTGCTGACCGGCTAAGTGTTCAATTAGGAGGTGACAAAATTTATGAAAGCAAAAATCCGTTTGATTGGATGGAAAACATTAGCATTGAAACAAAAACCAACTTTTTCGAAGACCGCGTAAGTGAGTATTCGCTTACAACAAAAAACTCTACACTAAACACTTTCGAATTTGGCGATGACTTTTAATTTTTTGTTTTTTTCTTTATATTGTTTTTTTATTATATGTTTTTTGCTCCTGAACGTTCAGGACCAAAAAACAAGATTGTGTATGGGCAAAGTGTGTATATTTTTGCAACCGTTAGAACAGTCGCAAAATATATTAGAATACAACTAGTAATTAATTTACTAAAACATAATAAGCATTATTAATTAAAGTATTATTTTTGATTGCTCTGCTCATTTTAGCTGGAGAGAAATCTTCGTGAATTGCTGCTTTTGCTATTGTGGTCCAATTATTTAATATATTTTTAGTGCTAGCGTCTATTTTTTGAACTTTTTTACCACTAGTCGCAATTTGGTCATCTCTAGCTTCCTGATAATAGTCATTTTTTAAACTAATACCGTAATAACCCTCAAATGTTGCATTTATATTATGTAGGCGGATCGGCCCACCGAGAATATATTGACAATTTTTTAAATAATTTTTAACATCTTTGTCCTCATTATTATTGATTAATAAACTATTATTCTTTTTATAATTTATGAATTCTTCTACAATTTTATTAGTTGAAGCACGACCTTCGGGAGAGAAAATGCAACTTTCAAAAATAAAATTTTCTACTTCATTTGAACTACTGCCTTTTTTATATATAATGTCTTTTAGCTTTATTCCTTTAAATCCGTGAACAACATGATTCTTATTTTGACCACTAATGCGACATGCTAAAAATCGTGTTCTCATATATGTATTAAACATGCTAAATACGAGTTTTGAGGGTTTCTCTTTATTATAAATACGAAATTGTCCTACAATTGTTGTTGAAGCTACATCTACATCTTTATGAAGAAAACAACACTCATCAATAAATTTATCAAACTTATTTTTAAGTTCAACACTTATTATATTGGTTTCATCATTATTTACATTAACTATTTCATCGTTATTTATATTGCTGGTTTCATTAACATTTTCATAATTATTTGTAATAGATGCAAGAAGTTGCTCTAATTTTTCATTTTTTTCTATATATTCATTATTAAGGACCTTCAATTTTTCATTTTCATCACTTAATTGCTCTAATGTTGCTTTATATTTTTGATTTTCTTCTACTAAAATATTAAATTTTTCAATACTATATGATTTTTCAGAAATAATATTTTTAATATATCTCGAGAGACAAGGAATTGTAAAGTTGGTTTCATCGTATGCTAATATTTCGTTTTTATTTTTTCCATCTACTTCAATAGTGCGTAAATGTTTTCTAATTTTAGAGCTTGTTTTAATAGCATTCTCAATTTCTTGCCTATTATGAACTTTGAAAGCATCGCGAAGAATAAAATTTTCATAAGTTTTATGATGGTATTGCAGTCGCACAGATAGATTGTTGCTATGTCCAAATTTTATGAGTTTCTCTCCTTCAGCATTTGAATTATCAATAGTTCCAAAATAAATACATTCACAATTTACAGGAAATTGTGAAACTATAGTTTTTTCAATTGCTTTTAATTTATCTTGATTAGCATTTGTAATAATATTTTCTTTTGCAATAAGCTCATTATCTTTTAATAGTAATTTGTTTTTCATTTCTAATGCTTCTTCTTCTAATACTTCATTAATTAATTCTTCTAACTTAATATAGTATTCATGAATTTCATCTGCTTTTTTTGTTTGTGCCTTTAAACATAATGATTTAAAGGTCTTAATATTTAAAAAAAATTTTTGAATATTGTGACCACCACGGCCTGTGTTTTTTGCTCCTCCGCATGGAGGAGCAAAAATCTTATAATCTTTGTTTAATACAAAAAAGTTTTCTAACAACCTAATACCATTAAATTTTTTATTAAACCCCAACCACTGCCAAATAGCATCTAGATCTACAATAAAATCTGCAGTTTTATCATAATTTAAATACGTATAAAAGTTAGATATAAATAATTGTTGCTCCATTTCTGTAAAGTTAGCTTTCACTTTTTCTAATAATTTATTATTATTGTTAGCATTAAGCTTTGTAATAGGGTTATTTGTTATTAAATTAACAATGTCGAGAGAAGTCATATTATACTATAATAATGTATTTAGTCTTTAAATCGTTTTCATAATTTAGAAACAAAAATCTAGAAGCAACGCCTTACCATTTAGTTTTGCGCACATTAATTTTGGGGCCCTTCTTTTTATCTCTACTATTAGGGTCATACATCTCTTCGTCGTCATCGGAGTCCATATTTTTACTGATTTCCCAGAATTCTTTTGAGCCGAGTTTGAATGTTTTATGATGTTCTGCCTTATACCAATAAATTTGGTCGTGTAATTTATTCGATTTGGCGTTATTATTGATGACTAAACACTCATAATTTTCCGTGCATTGGTCCATTACCTGACAAAAACTCTCAAAGGTTGGAAACATACCTGCATAGTTTTCATAAATACGCCGCCTATTTGCTATATATGGCTCGCGCAATATAAAAACGTAGTCGATATTCGTGCGCAAATTTGGAGGAATACCTAAAGGATATTGCAT